GACGAATAAAACGGTCCAAATGTTCAAACGTCCACGGCTGCAGTTTCGTCACTCGCTTACGCATACCGTTTCCTCCTTTTGCGCAGATACCACACTATCAAATCGATATATCGCATAGACTCACCCCTTCTCTATCCGAATCAATCCATAATCCTGCTGCACCTGGGCTAGCATGGTGTCAAAGCGCTGCAGCCGGACTTCGCCCCATCCCAGGCGCGAGAGTGCGAGCTTGGCGTCTTCGATGGCATAGCAGTAGGCTTTCGTAAACTCCACGTCTTTCAGTTTGATTTTCTGGCGCTGTTCGCGGCGCTGCTGCTTTTTGAGTTGGCTTAGGCGTTGCTGGCGGTTCATGGGTTAACCCGTTTGCGGCAACCGTCGCATTGGGTGCCATCGCACCAGGGTATGCCATCTTCGCTTTCGCATTTTCGTTTGGGTTCGGTCAACACATAGGCTTTGTATGATGTGCCAAAAATCGGATCCTGGCGTATCACGGTTTTCGGCTTCGTTTCCAGCGGCTCAATATGAAATTTCATGTCATTACCCCAATAACCAAACATTCCATTTTCTTTTAATGCTTCAGCCATAATTCGGTTTTCTTCGCGCAATCTCCAACCGCAATTGATTGGATGGCTATTTGTTCCTCGTTTTTCGCCTAGATAGTCCTCCGCTTCACATACAAAACAAGGTTCTTTAGTAATTTCGTAATAACTCATCGCTGAATCCCCTCCAGTTCATCGCCCCAATAACCATCCACGCAGGGGATCCGGTCCGTCGTCGGCTCCTTCACATGCTGGCAGGCAACAGCGGACTTCTTGATCTTGCGGCCGTACCGGCCACCTTTGCGAATGGAGCAAAAGAATAGGTTCTTGTCCTGGAAACGCACGGCCTGGATATGCTCGCAGCCGGCACAAGTACGGTTCGCTTTCAATGGTTCGTCTGAGAATAATTCCATTTGATCGTTAGACATACGCTTCGAACCCCCAATAATCATCTGCATGTGGCCATTGTTTGAACCATGCCGGGGCAAGCTCCTGGAATATGCGATTATGTTCTTCCGCATCATTCGCTACAAACTCGGTCCATTGACATGTGTAGTCGTTCAATCTGTCCCGCTTCCAATCTGCTTTAAAATCAAACGGGTGCTTTTTCGGATAGTTGACCACTTTCCAGGATTCGATTTTCCCATCCAGCAGCAACACACTGGCAAAGAGACTATGCGGGTACGTATCATGCCAACTCATGACTGAAACTCCCGATCGAACCGAATATAATCCGGGTTAATGTAATACGTCCCCTTGCGGCCCCCTAGCTTATAAAGCACGCCCGCTTCTTTCATGCGGGTAAGAAATGAGGACGCTGCCTTATCGCTGATTTCCAACATGACAGCCAACTCTTGGTAGCGTATCGGAAGTCCGCCCAGGTCACGCAAACCACCGTCTTCCCCGGCATATTGCAGGAGAAACCATAACTTTGCCGTGTCCCGGTCACCGACCGGCCATCGTTTCGTTTGATTAATGTGAATCGTTTGGTATCTCGGTTTGCTCATTGGCTCATCATCTCCTTGTATCGTTTTTGCGCCCATTCGGGAATATGCGGGTCCAGCACGTCACGCCACACTCGGTATAGTTCTGGACTCACGCGGGAGGAAGCCATGAAATATAATGGATTGCCGTAAAAGATGCTGTCGTCTTTGCGCAGAATGCCTTCATCTGTCATACGTTTCACCCAATCATAGGTGCGCTTAAGGGATAAATCCACGATCGGCGCCATGAGCGGGATGGTCAGCGGACGGTTCGGCCGGTCCTTCCGCATAAAAGCGTTGTGTTCGTTGATATACGAAAACAAGGAACAGAGACGGCCTAAGTCGTTGTTGCTAATCGGCCATTCAACTTTCCGCCATATCTTCACGTAGGGTTCTTTGTGGTTCAGTAGGTAGCCGCGTTTGGTAAACAGGTACAATGTCACGTTTTCAACCTCGTCATGGAGGATTTCCCCCGTTTCCACATCAACCAGTTTGGTGAGTCGTTTTACATCCGCCATCGTCTAACACATTTCCCCTTTTACGGTGAATTGAAAAAGGATAAAAACATAGGCGTATCAAGGCTTCGCGCCCTATCGCCTGGTGATTATTAATGTATAATGTACTTTATTAACTCATTCCTCGCTGTCCGGGTCCACGAAGCGGACCTTCACTTCCAGCTCACCTTCATGTTCAATTTCCTGTTTGTCACGCCATTGAGTAGGCCGGCGATTCTTCAACCAGAAGATTTGTGCGGTTACATCGGGCTGGACTTCTTTGGTGACGCGCTTTGTCTCAATCAACTTGATTTCCGGCTTACCTGTCTTCGGGTTTATGACTTCTGCCCTTTCTTGGGTAACCTCATCGTAACGATAGCCAAGCGCCCGTTTCAGCAGCGCGTTCTCAACGATAACGTCCACGACTTCCTTGCCGTTTTTTAAAGCCTCTGAAAACTCTGGGTACTTGTTCTTGTACTCGTACAGCGTAGCAACGCCAATCCCAAGGTTCTGTGCGATTTGTTCATCAGTTAGGCCGTCTCTAGCCCACGCTTCAACTAGGGTTAACTTGGGTTCAACGTGCGTATCGTATTTGCTAGGTCTAGCCATGCTATCACCCCGTTCTATCAATCTATTAACCTCATTTTACCATAGATGTCTAACAAATTAAACAATATGTTCAATTAATAGTTGATTGTGCGCACAAACTGTGCTATTGTTTGGTTGTGTTGTTCAACATATTAAACATTAAAGGAGTGTTAAATCAATGGGTGAGCATTGGACTAAGCAAGCAATAGAAGCTGCGGCCGAAAACGGAATTTATCTTCCGGCTGATTCCGGGTACAAAACATTTGCTGATTTGGACGGAAAAGGAGCCAGAAAGTACTTAGAAAGCAAAGGGTTCGAAGTTGAAAAAAACTACGATACTGGCCGCAACGGTTTGGCAATAACAAAATGCGGCATTTACCTTTCGACCAATGGTTATATTCACAAGTAATTCACTTCCCGAAGGCCGGCGGGTAAACCGGCCCTAATAAACCAAAGGAGCGTGTTGTGTCCATGCAAAGGTATGAGGATTTAAGCGAGGATTTAAAGGAGATTGCAAAAGAATTGCATCCGTACAATTTTACAGAATGGTTGTACAAAGTACAAGGTGTGGAAATTGCATTTAGCTCAATGGATATGAATTTCATGTTGGAAAATCATGTCGGCAAGGAAGTAGCCCTTCTGACCAAAGACGGTGTGCATCATCTGCTTACGCTTCACCATAACTCGGATTCAGGTTTTCATGTGTTCTGGCAGCATCGTCCGATGCCTGTGAAATATTCGCACTTTGTAACCCATCCGGTCGTGAAGTTCGATATGGATAAACTCGATCCACCTGTCAAAACTATCAAAACCTACGCCGCATGGGAAAACAGCGGCTTGGATCTCGATGAATACCTGCAAATCGGCGATGTCGTGGATGCAGAAATGGAAATGTATTTCCTCGAAGTGCTGCCGCCGGCTTGCATGACAGCAAGCGTTATACAAATCGGAGAACCATACAGCCACCGGGACGGCCGCGCTACCTATTCCACGTTGAAATGCACGCCTGACGGTTGGGCTTATGCAGGACATTGTTTCCGCGGAGATACCGTCAATCAACCATAACCCCGCCTGACGATGGACCAACGGCTATGGTCCGAAAGCCGCGTCGTGATGACGCAGCTCGCGGGAAGCCGCATATTACGAAAAGGAGTGTGGTGTATTTGACCGGCTTTATCCTCTGGAATATTCTCGGCGCCGCGTTAATCCTCGCTGGTATCGCGGTCGGCATCTTTGGCTTATTTGAAATCGTGAAAGTTGACGCAGAAGGGAATGAAATCAAATGACTTCAAAAACCGCAGCTCGAAAGTTTCTTCTTAATTGGTTCGGCCAGGATTACGCAAACAATGATGCATTGGCTGAGGTATTGGACGAATACGCTTCGCATTTTGAGGATCCGCTTGAAGCGTTAGAACGTCTGTCCATTAACGATATCGCCAATTTCATGATTCGCGCTGAACGGAGGGCAAACCTGGCATGAGCAAAGACACACGCTTATTCGTCCGCATTGACAGTGATTTGAAACGGCAGTATGAAGCGGAGCTTCGCCGCAAGGGATTAACCATATCCCAACACCTGACGGATAAGATCAAGGAATTGGTTGTGTATTCGACGGAATATGAATGCGACAAATGCTCCGGGACCGGGAACTATACCATCCTCCATAACGTCCCAGGGACCAAAACGCACCGCGTGTCTGGCTTCATGAAGTGCGAACAATGCAAAGGGACCGGTAAAAAGCAGGAAGCGATTGCACGATGATGCTATGGATTAGGTTAAACCTGGCGCTTGCGCTTTTCGACGTGGTCAATAGGTTTGTTATCGCTACAGAAATCAATATCCTTGTCATCCTTGCTCTGGCTATCATCCATAAAAAGTTTTATGAGTAACACCGGATGCGCAAGCATCCATTTTTTTCGCGTCCCAAACTGTCCAATTTGTTATACAATAGAGTTGCGCGTTTGGGACCGCGGGAAACATCAAAATACAGGAGGTAAAGCTGATGGCGGTCTCAAAAGATAAACAACGAAATCATTGGTATTATGTCATTGATATTACAGAGAACGGCAAGCGGACCAGGGTTAAGAAGCGGGGATTCAAAACAAAGAAGGATGCGGAAGCTGCTTACCACGATGCGAAAGCGGCGATCGGCAAAGGGGATATTCTCAAGCCGAAGAAAATAACCTACAGCAGTTTCCTGACCGACTACCTGGAAGCTAAGAAAACGACGGTCAAAGCATCCACCTTGAATACTTACTATTGGCTAATTGACAAACACATTCTTCCAGCATTGGGCAAAGTGGAATTGACCAAGATCACGCCGATGATGCTGCAGAAGCTGTATAACGGGCTGCTGGAACAGAAGGTATTATCTGCAGAAAATGTGGCGAAGATTCATACGCTGATTAATGATTCCTTGAAGCGCGCGGAGCGCTGGCAGCTCATCAATAAGAATGTGGCTCAATTGGTGGACAGGCCCCGGGCAATCAAGCCGGAAATTGAAGTATGGGACAAGCAGCAAAGCGTAGCATTTCTGAATGTGGCTCGAAAGCACCGATTGTTTATCGCCTTTCTGCTGGCGCTGACCACGGGTATGCGGCAATCGGAAATCTTAGGGCTGCGCTGGAAGGATATTGACCTGGCCAGCCAGACGATTCATGTCATGCAATCGTTGAGTCATGACGGCAAAACATTGTCGAGTGAGCTGAAAACGAAAAATGCTGCTCGTAAGATCGTCATTCCGCTTGAAGTGGTAAATGCTTTAAAGAAGCACAAGGCGCAGCAGAACCAGGATAAACTTGATGCGGGGCCATTGTATAAAAACAATGACTTGGTAGTGTGTACGTCGGCCGGCACGCCGATGATTCCGCGTAACCTCATGCGGACCTATTACAATCTGCTCGATAAATGCGATGTGCCGCGGATCCGATTTCACGAATTACGGCATACGCACGCGACATTGCTGCTGAAAGAGAATGTCAATCCGAAGATCGTTGCGGAGCGCCTGGGACATGCTGACGTGCGTATCACATTGGACAAGTATTCCCACTTGCTGCCCGACATGCAGCGGGACGCCGTTGACCAGTTCAGCGCCGCATTTTTCGGATAATGGCACCCATGACACCCAAATGACACCCACATGAGATTTAGACAGCCGGGGACACTAGGTTGGGAGACAAGTAGAAAAAGAAAAACCCTTGATATACAAGGGTTTGAGTAAGGGTTAATCCTATGACCTGTAGTGGGCTCGAACCACTGACCCCCACCCTGTCAAGACTCTGATATGGGTATCCCGAAGTAACCCGACGTATCCCAAACGCGCATAAAATAAGGGTTTTTTACGTCTTGGTGACTTTGTTGTATCCCCGAATATCCCCTGATTATTTAGAGTGGGGCTCCCAAATGACACCCGCATCGACTCCCAAAAACACACGCTTAATATTTAGTCTTCCGTTCTCAACTTTGTATGTATAAGTCTCTATATTTTGGAATTTGCTAAGTACAGCCGCAATTCTCGGACAGTATTCAGGACAAAGAAGAATCATGCGTGTAGGAGCATTGATTAGAGATGGATAATATAACGCTTGAAAAATTATTGATTCGTCATCCCCGTTGTTTTTAATCTCTATGATACATACATTACCATTTAAATCTTTCGTAAGCACGTCTACAATCGCATTGTTTATTTGAAGTTGATTAGCAATTACTTTCATGCCATTTTCGAGAGAGTTTATATCCTCGATAAGCATGTTTTCAATTTCCATTTCAAAATATTTACGCCTTGAGCGTCTGTTTTTGACATTATTTTTTCGACTATTCTGCTGTCCTCCAAATAAACCCAGCCGTAATAATTCTCTATAATCTTTGATTTTTCTCTGCTTCGGCTTTTCTGGTTTTATTGTTAATCCCAGTTCAGCTATTTTCGCTTCCATAGCAGCACTAGCTTCTTCTTCGTTCGCAAAACCTCTTTTTTTGATTCTCTTTCGCTTACCGTCAACATATCCCAGATCAATAACATAATACCAGTTTTTCCCCAACCGAGTGTGATCCACGCTAACCGCCATTTCCAATCCCTCCCTAAACCAATTATATACAATTGGGTGCCGTTCTACAAATAGCACACATGGCACCCATAACCACAAAATAAAAAATCCCCCGATGTGGAGGATTCTTCCGGCTATGCCCCTTGCTTCATCCAGGCGATGAAGGTATCTCTTTGAATCTTGATTCGCCGTCCGACGCGCAGCACACGAAACTTCCCGCTGTTAGCCAATTCATACGCCTGCCGGCGCCCGATGCCAAGATATTTTTGAATGTCCGATACGTCCATGATTTCCGGTAACTGTTCGACTGTCATCTGCTATCACCTGCCAACAATTCGGGATTTTCGTAAATGTTGCCGATGACTTCCCATTCGTCCTGCATGTCATCCTCAAATGCTTCGCCACTCCATTTTCCGTTCATACTTCTTAGTTGATAAGAGGCAGTTTCCTTGTCCCATTCAACATACCCATGCCAAGGTCCATGCTTGCAACCATATTCAGAATCGCAACCGCATTCCATTTCGATGATATCCCCTTCGTAAATCTCTTTGCCGTTACGATCTTTCAGTCCGGTGTACTGGAGCCAAACAGCCGTTCCGTTATCCTTTAGATTCGTATTCCAATTCGTCAATTCATCCAGAGTGTGCGGGTATGTCATTTTCTTTATACCTGGTAGCCATGCACGGAATTTGATTTCCCTCATTCCTTCTTACCTCCTTCTATCTGTTCTAAAGCAGCATCAATAATTTCGTGATAAAGTCCATATGGAGTCGTGTTCCGAAGCTTAATCAACGTATTTACCGCTATTGCTTTATCAGATTGGAGTTGTTGGTTTTCGATCATTGTTTTACCGCGCAACGTGTGAGCTTCAACGAGTTTTTGCATAAGTGTTTCATTTTCATCATCAAGATTTTTCAAACGTTCATTCTCGTCTCGCAATTGTTCAAGTTCTTTGAGATTGTCGATATTCGCGTACTCTAGGCCGGCAAATTGTCGTTTCAAATCTTCGTAATCCTCTAACTCGTCTAGTAGCTGTTGGAGCCATGTAGGAGCATTAGCGATTAAATGAGCATTATACGGACCATATTCGTTTTCTAAGCTAATTAACTCGATTAAATCGTAATCATCCCACGGTCCCGACGTTGCCGAGGCTAACGCTTCTCTGATTGCTTTTGTATCCAAAGATTCCTTTGTCATACTTCTCCCTACTTTCAAAATATATGAAAAACCTTATACGGCCTCCGCTACGCTGGGATTATTCAGTCGATTGAAGCCCTTCGGCCTTATGCGCAATATGGTCGAACTACGCATCAGTAACAGTTTTCGACTCTTGCAGTCTTTGCTCAGTGATTATTCCGTCTCTGCAAAGCTCGGATAACTTTTCAAGGTTAAATCCGTCTTCCGATTGAATTTTTACTTGTATCCAGTTCGGCTCTTGTTCTCGATAGTCCAACCATGTTTCCGGTGTTTTCCTGATAACCTTTTTAACCATTTCAACTATGCGTTCTCCAGCCTGTTTGCTTTTGACGAATCCCGAAAGGTCGTATCCTACACCTCGTGGCTGCCAATACTCGCCGCCACCATCAGGCTTTACATCAGTCCTGATGTATTCATGCTTTGGCCGTCCCTGTCTCGGATGTTTTTGCAATTCGGGATAGATAGCCGGGATGCCAAAACCAATTCTTGATTTATCAAGTCCGTCGGCTAAAATAACAAACACTTCATCGCATTGTCCACACTTTACAGGGGATGTTCCGCCGCCTTGTACGCCCGTGCTGTAGCAATACCCGCACCCACATTTCACACAGCCGAATTTATCAAATTCCGACGAACTAATTGCTATAATTCCGGTCATATAAATCTCCTTTCTTATTGCGCATCATGAATCAAACACGTAAGATCATGTATCAAAGCGATAACTCCAACTTCGCTATCGCGTCCGCAACAACCTCTCTCACCCTGCGTTCATGCCCTCTCGGAATGCCATACTTCGCGATGTACTCCCGCGCAAACTTTTCCGGATCTGCTGGCCGGTAAATGCGTACCAGGTCGCGTATGCTCTGCTCGACGTTGGCTATTTCGGAGTTTGTATTGACGTATTGACGGTTCATAGTTCGGCCACCGTGATTTCCACACGTGGATTCTCGGAATAGCGTTTCTCCACGATCAACCGCACAATCTGACTGTCATCCTTCCAGATGATTTGATTGCAGGCGTCTTCCAGCAGCTTAATGAAATTGGAGCAGTCCGGTTTGGTTGTCGGCCAGATGTGCCCTTGTTCAGCAAACCACCGTTTCTTTTTGCTGAAGCTTTTCGGCATCGGACGGAATACGGTCACTTCCAGGAATACCGGACCTGCAATCGGCTCTGCCGGCTTGTGTTGGCTTGCAACCATTTTGACGTATTGTTTGTAGTCGCGGCTTTTTTGCGGGTCCACGGCGCGAACGTGGCCACCGAGTGTGGAGAATCTTGGGCGCCCTGCCGGGACAGCGGCGCCGTCGATGGTGAAGTGAATCATCTGAAATCCTCCTTATTAAACAGTATGTGCTATATGTTGAACGTTATGAGCATAAAAATCATCTTCCGGAGCTGCCAAAACCGTTTTCGCCGCGTTCTGCCGGCGAAAGTTCTTCAACTTCGACCGGATCCAGGATTGCACAAGGCACAACGATCAACTGCGCGATGCGGTCCCCTTTACGGACGTGATACGGTTTATCTGTTGTATTGTAAAGCAACACGCCGATTTCTCCGCGATATGGTGAATCCACCGTGCCATCGAAACTGAATATGCCTTGTTTGAACGCGAGTCCGCTGCGGCTCGATACTTTGCCGTAATGTCCGAATGGAATTTCAACTGCTATTCCTGTTGGAATTTTGGCTTGGCCGATCTTAGCAAAGGATTCACTCGAAAATGATGGCATTACGTCAACATCAGGGTCATAACTTGTAGTCGGTTTTACAATAACCGTGCTTGCCGGAATCATCACATCTTCCAAGGCATACAAATCGACTCCCGCATCCCCAGGATTTGCCCGCGTAGGAATAATTGCGTCCGTGTGCAACTTCTTAAATTTCAATTGGTTCATCGACTCAATTCCTCCCTGCAAAATTCAATCATTCCCTCAACGTTCCCCTTGCGTCCCTCGGCCTGCGTCCTCGCCCACGCCAGCACTCTGCAGAAGTACCGTAGCTTCGCACGGCCGACCGTCTGAAACCATTCCTCCGAACGCGGACCTCTCGTTTCTTCCTGCCGCTTCGCTTCCCATATCTGCCGTCTGGCCACCGTGACGGAAACGCCATGCTGCTGCGCGTACTCTTTGACCGACATACCCTGCAGTATCGTATGATTCATAGGCCAAACACCCCGTTCGCCCGCGGGTAAATCTTCCCGCGCTTTGCCCGATCGATAATCAATAGAGCCACTTCCTCAGTCTTTCGTCCAAATTCTTCAGCTAAGTCCAAAAGACTGGCGCCAGCCTTCCAACGTTCGTCAAAGCGAATGACTTCTTCTAAGTCCCAAACGAAGTTTAATTCTTCACAAGCAAGATAGATATTCCTGCGATCCTCCCGGCAATGCATCCCTTCCATGATGGTGACTCCTTTCTTAGTTGGTTAAGCGGTAATCCGGACCTTCAACCGCGAATACTCGCCCTTTCGCCATGCCAAACAATCGACTGGCCGCAGCATCCCCGATTTTTTCTGTCAACGTTTCTTGATCCTCGTTGGAGGAAAAAATAATCGGCCGTTTCGTTTTGTACCGCTCGTTGATGATTTGATAATATAAGTCCTTTCGAGTCTCAGTTATTTTGGATTTGCCGATATCATCCCACACCAATACCTTTGCGTGAATCGCAGCTCCCAGGAGTCGCTGAAATTCTTCGCCTTCGTCGCTATAGGCTTTCGACCGGCTCATTTCATCCATCATCGTAACGTCAGAGACAATAAGCGTGGCATACCCTCGTTTAATCAATTCCTTCGCCGTTGCAACTTGAAGATGTGTTTTGCCAAGTCCGAAATTGTTGTGCCGTTGCTTCATTTCCGCTCGCCTATCCGGGTGACGTATTTCCCTTAGCCGTTGCTCACCGAATGAAGCGATAAAGCCGAAACTATTGGATTGTTGTGCATGAATGGCGTCGAAATCCCTTAGATAATCCTGCATCCTTTGAAGCATCCCGACTTGAGTGGCATTAGCGGTCCGGTACGTGTGAAACTCGGCATTCTCAAATTCTTCCGGGATCATAGCGTTTTTCATTCTGCGAAGCAGCCGCTTTTGTTGCAGGCATTCACATTCTTTGGCCGTCCAGCCGTCGAGTATGTATCCATCGACGCAGTTATTCGGGCAATCAGAGCTTTTGGATGAGTCCGGGGTATTGGTCGTAGTAGCTGCTTTGTTGACTTCTGCCCTCCGGCGAATCTCGTCCAGGTCCAGCGCCTTGAGTGTTTCCTTCATGCTGTGCATAGGTTCCTCCTTTCGGGTCAATGGATTCCTTCGTAGTTTTCCCTTCTTTGATCTTCCGTTTCAATATCGAAATAGTATAGGGAACGTGTTTGTCAGAAGATTCTTTAATGCTATCCTCGATAACTTCAAGATCAACAACACCAACAAAGGAACAGAGGTCTTCAAAATTTTTAATATTGTACTCCAGATTGTACTGCTTCACCCATTCTTGAATTTTAGTGTTATGAGGATTGTCAAAAGTCGGAACAGACACACCATCCATTCCATTCTGTTCTGTTCCTTTCCCTTCAGTTCTGTTCTGTTCAGTTCTGTTCTGTTCAGAGGGAACTTTTTGGAATTTCCCGGAATTTCCCGGAACTTCCCGGAATGGTTCGGGAATCTTGGATTTCGTTCGCTTATGTAAACCAGTTTGATGTTCTTCAAAGTTATTGATTTGAATGTAATGGGTATCATTGACGATGTACCATATAATCAGTCCGGCATCATTCAAATGGTGTAAAGCGTTTTCCACATCATCTGTCGATTTGTTGTCAATCATTGGAACAACAAGCGCTTTGATTTTCTTTGGCGAACCTGGCATTCGTCCGAAATCGTCAGTGTGCGGAATGAGCCAGGTAAAAAGCAGCATGTCAAAGATATCGGGGAGAGAATTGACTTTTTCTGAGACACTAATCACTTTGCTTAACATCCGTTTTTCAGCCACATCACTCCACCTACTCCTGAGCTACTTTTGCCAGTTTTTCGTTGATTGCGTCTGTCACCAATTGTTGGATAGTTGTGCCTTGCTCTGCTGCCAACACCCGAAGTTTATGGTTAAATTCCGGTGACATTTTCAACGGGAACGTTTTGGTCCTGTTCTCGCCGTTCTGTTGGTCCATCCTATCAGCCCTCCTATCAAACTAGAGTATACGTATAATATAACATATAGAACACAGATGTTCTATTGATTGAACATAAAAGGCGGCAGAAAATATCGTCCTGCCGCCCATTTGGATTTACGCGATAATGCTTACTGTCTCCATGTTGCCGAGTTCATTCTTCAAGTAATCACGGATTCGTGCCATTGCCGCGATCTTCCAGGCGCCGCCATCGGCTTCGAAAAGCGCACAGCGCGGACCGTTCTGCAGTCGGAACACAAACGCACTTTCAGGCTGCTCCACTTCGATGAAGGTCCGGTATGGCTTGAGAATCACCGGATTCGGCACTTTGATGTTACCTACCGTAGCCACGCCGGTTTTCGCCGTAACTTGCTGCGAAACGCCATCGTCACCGTAGTTTGCGACATTTTCTTCTTTGATGTTACCAACCACTTTCAGAATCGTTTTAAGATCATCCGTCACACCGTAGCCGGCCTGCAGCTTGATAATAAATTCCTCTGAATCGTACCAATTGCCGAATCGAAACTCTGGGACCATCGCGCTTGCGGCGATATATGTAGCGCGTTGCGCTTCTTCATCGAGCGGATCAAACGCAACAACCGTTATCGGATTAACCACATGAACCATGAGTTTTTCATAGTTGTATGATTCCGTATTATCGAATTGCGACTTGATATAGCCCACCAAGCCGGAAAGCGAATGTACTTTAATGGCTTCCGGCGTCGGCGGCACAACCGGATACAGTTTGTCGGTTGCGAGTGTACGACCGCCGATTTCAAATGTTCTAGTGTTTCCCAAGCCAATTAAGTATTGCAAAGCATCTTTAATCATGGATAAGTCCTCCTAATTAATTATTGGCCTTGCAGACGGTTGAAGCCCACGACATTCGCGGCCGGAACTTTATCCCCGATATCCGTTGCAACATCACCGTCAACGTCGATCATCATTTGTCCTTTCACGCCGCTTTTCAATTCTGCTCCAAGAATCTTTCCAGTTGAATCCATGCCCATGAGGATTTTCGTATCGATGCTGCGCGACGGCACAAGTGAAGTTTTGGTTTTGATGCTAGTACCCACCACATCGCGGTTGTCGTCGGCTGCGAAAGAAACCTCAATCGTGATTTTACGAACCTTCTTCGGATCCGTGTTCGGGTCATAAATATTTTCCAACACCCGCTGCAATTCCAGGTTGAAGCGCTCGGATAAGGCTCCTTCACCTATGCCCGAAAGATCGATTTTTACCATACCGGATACCCTCCAGATTTGATTTATACTGCCTGTCCAATCCTTGAAACGAAATGTAAGATCACCCCCTTAAATCAATTCAACTCCCGGCATATCCCCGTTATCTGAATCATGCCGCGTATAGTCTTCACACTCAAAATACTTGTGACGACGGCGCGAACCTCATTGTCCAGCGTAATGCGTGCGCCTGTATTGATGTTTACCCTTTTTACGTAAAGCGTGAACGGTGTTTCTTTGGATTTGCTCATGGCGATTAACCAACGACGCGTTCCACAATGCCGGTTTCGCGATCCACCTGATAATCACCATCATCGTCTTCTTTTAAGCCAAGCTCCGCATTGATGATACGCCATATATTTTGCTGTCGCTTCAAATTTGCCATTGCGAGATCGGTAAATACTTTAACACGTTCTTCAACCAATGCAGCATCTTCTTTTTCACTTTCCTTCGTTGCCACCCAATTCGGCCCTCGTTTGCGCAGCAAATCTAAGTGGAATTGCGCAGCATTCAATTTCACTTCCAGTTGAATTTCTTGTTCTTCAAAGTCTGCCGCCCGCAATTCTTTCAGCGTCTCCCCACCAATTTTGCCAACAACCACCGTTTTAGGTTCAACCCCTAATAATTGCTTCAACACATTTTCGGCTTTGTTCATGTTCATATTGCTCCTCTCAAATTGTTTTCAAAGATAGATTCATAGAGTTATGGTTCAAAAATTGGGGAGTCACTGCCTCCCCTTCATTTTTCAAACAGGAAACGGCCGGTTTCTGGCCAATTTTCGACGTTCAGCCGTTCCCGCTTGCAATCAGACGTTATATCGGTAGCACACCTTAAAAACGATTCTACGCAGCTTGAGAAGGTGCAATGTTTTATGCGTTCACCCCAGATATTTTAATATTGAGCGTATTAAGCGCAAAAGTGATACCTTCTTGAAACGACTTGCAATTTTCGAGTTCCCTGTAATAACCAGGATGTCCTTCTGAGTGGTTTGGCGTTTGTTTTGTATAAACTTCGCGCAACTTATCTTCCGGCGTCTGTTCGACTTCCCATCCGTTGACGAGAGCTTGCAAAAACTTATCCGCACGAGCAGGACCGTCATGCGCCGACACTTTCCATTCGATATCCTCATCTTCCAAATCTGAAAATGTGTACCTCCGAAGAACATCTAACGATTTCATAACTGAAGGAGTAAATAATCCTATCGGACCATCAATTCCGTGGAGAGTCAATGCAACAATTCCATAATCCGAAATATCTGCCATTCTACAAGTGTTAATAGCTTTATCCACTTCTTGCGGTAACTTCACTTTTCCCATGCTCATTCTCCTTTCATTTATCAGCGACGTATACTTCACAACCGGCGATCTGCTGTATCTCCCGCTTGAACAATGTCGCATCAGAGTTGTTATCGCTCAAATGCAATAGGTGAATCTCCTGAACCTTGCTCAAATCATTCGCCTGCAGAAATTCCTTCACATGCTCCAAACTGAAATGTGAATGAAGCAGCCGCTTCTTCATCGCAGCAGGCACGCGGCCAGCGTCTATGTTTTCGTCTAGAATGGTTTTGGAATAATTGCACTCAACGGCAATCACGGTTAAGCCATTGAATTTGTATCGGCAGTAAAACGTATCTGTTAGGAACAGAAGCTTTTCTCCTTCTCGGTTAACAAGTAGGAATCCAAACGGTTCCTCAACATCATGCTCGACTTCGAAAGGAAGAATGGTCCAGGTGCCGATAACAAACTGCTTCTTTGCTTCAATTGGCTTTGCGCGATGGCCAGAAAGCTTCAATGCGTTCAGCGTGCCTTGCGAGCTGTAAACGTCAATCCCGGACTTCATTACATCTGCCGCAGCCTTACTGTGGTCGCCGTGATTGTGGGTAAGCAGGCAACCGGCAACCTCTGACATGCGGAAATTCAGCGCCTGTTGTAGGTCTTTGAACCGGAGTCCGGCTTCCAGCAGCAACGTTGTTTTACCATCACTCACGCGATAGGCATTTCCCGCGCTGCTGGATCCGAAGGAAGTAAACTCGATCATCCTACCAATCCGGTCCTTCTTCTTTGACTTCCGATGTTGCGGCTGCTTCATGTTCTGCTTCAAAGTTAAGCGTCGGTTCAGGTTCATGCACTACTTCATGTTCCACATCGATAACTTCTCTGTTGGCATTCTGCGATATTTCCGCTTCAACTTGAGATTCGGCAAAATCTTCTTCGATTTGTTTCAAACGCATGTAGTCGTCGTCGATCTTCTGGCTATCGATGGTGATGTCGGAATAAGCGGCACGATGAATTGTTTTATAAACCATTTTTTCGTACCAACCCGCAACTTGCTCCGTTCCAGTCTTTACGTTCCGTCCGGTTTCCGGATCCTTCCCCCAAACATCTTTTTGCCCGCCCCAAAATTCAGGAGAAGCGTGGTCCGGCTTCCGTTTGAGGATATCTTTCAGACTCATGACAACCAATTTGTTTTTCTCCGGGGACTTGGAATAAAGGTGATAGTAAAAGCCACCTACCACGTCCCCGCGGTCAAACGGATTGGTAATTTCAAATTCATAAGCTTCATATTGGTTCCTTGAATCCTTCTTGATTGGCCGGAAGCGGTCTGTGTTATATACAATTTCCACAACCACATGATCCGGTATATCCAACCCGTATTTCACGGCCTTCAATTCGATTCCGCGGTACCCCTCGATGAAACCAATATCGTATTTAGCGGTCTTGTTGTTTTTGAACGGAATCAAGTTGATGTGATTCTTTTGAGCAGGGTCAAAGCCGACGCGAGCATAGGTAACAACATCACGCGCCAACTTTTCCATGTTAATGTTCGCCCAAGTAACCGGCACCGGATCACGGTATTTTTCGGCCTTAGATAAGCGTTTTTCTTCGGTTGCCTTAAGCGTCGCATCCAGAGAGATGAAATAGTTTTGTGCAAGCCGCCTTTGGAATTGAGTTAAGGCGACTTCTCCTACTCCGGAACCAAACTCGGAAATGACTTTGTTCATAAATCGTTCGGATGCAGACTGTTCTCTTTGTGCTACTGTGTTAGTTGCATTCATACTGCTACCTCCTGTGCGATATTTTCAACTTCAATGCGTAATGCTTTATCATGCTCGCTCACAATCAACCGGATTTGTTGTCCTTCCGTGCCGATCAACTTGGTTACAGACTCGGCGTTATCCACGAAAATCGGAGCGGTAAAGCCGTAATGCTCGGCAAGCGTATTGATGATATCCAGACCGACATTGATCTTGGCGCCGTTGTTCAATCCGGTGGAGTAAGGTACGCCGTTGTACGTCGTTTCACAACATTCAGCCACTCCGCCATTAATTTGATCCTGGAACAACTTAAACCGCGCCAACCGGAATTTGCTGTTGATCTTATCTTCCAGCATGGAAACCTTCGTGCGAATAAACTCTTCTGAAAGGTATAACTCCCTTTCCAACCGCTCGTATTCTGCTGCCAGCACCTTCTCTTGTTCGGCCAGTTCTGCAATCCGTTGATCCGCTGCTTCCTTCTGCGCGAATAGCGCCTTGCGCTGCTCTTGAAGTCCCAAGTCATTTTTCAACTGTACCAGGTCCAGCCGAACTTGCTCTAATGTTCCAATATTTGCGGACCGCAGTTTCAAAATTTCCTGCTGAACAACTTTGATTTCCTGTTGCTTGGCGATGTACCGCGGATCATCCTCGACGTTCTTCATACCGCCTTGCAAAGCGTTCAGTTTGGCTTCGGCTTGCTGCAGCTCATTCTGTTTCGTCCAGGCTCGCTGTTCCAAGTCAGCAATATCTTTCAGTAAATTGACGTTTGCAGCTTCTAGCGTCCTCGCTTCACCTGCAGCCGCTTTACCTTTCGCAGAGATTTGTTCCAAACGTTCGGACTTATCTCGGTTAAATGTGGCCAGTGCCTTTTCATGCGCTGCCTTCATCTGATCTTCAGGAAGCGACTGACCGCACGCAGGACAATTCGCATCGTGGTGATGTTCAAAGGTTTCGGCGTTGACTTCCGTCCAACGCTTGCGAAGTCGGTCCGCTGTGTCTTTGTGATCTGCGATTGCTTTTTCATTGTTGGCGACAACCCGTCGCTTATCGTCGATCTTGGTTTGCAATTCGCCGACTTCGGTTCGCAATCCGGAAACGATTTGCCGCTGCGCGCCAACCGCGTCCATCGCGCCGGCTTGCACATCGTTTTTGATCTGCAGCAATTCGCTTTCTAGCTCGCGCTGCTGTTTTTCTTTCACCGATACTTCGCCGCCAGTTTGCACGCGATTCAGTTCATTTTGTTTGGATTCAATGCGTAGGTTCAGCCCTGCAATCGTGTTCTCGATGGCTTTCAAATCCAGACCTTCAATATCAGGCATCCCCCGGCGAACCTCGTCAATGCGAACCGGAATTTTTTCCAACTCTTTGTTGATTTCAGCGCGCTTCGCGGCAATCACTTTGTGATGGTCTTCCAAACTGCGGGTTCCCAGGATATTCGGCAAATCGGCCAGCGCCCGGTTCGATGCAATTACTTCACCATCGGTAACGTCGCCGCACACTTCCAAGAGAATTTTGCGGCGATCCTGCCATTTCAGAACTTCGTTGAAGTAAGCAGGATTCGTGAGCAGTTTGAAAATATCTTCGTCAACAATATCGGAAACGCGGTCTTTGTACTCGTTGGCTTTGACCGGCACATCATCCACAAAGTAATCTGTTGTATGCCCGGAAAACTCGGACGTCGCGCTTCCCCGCTTTTTGGTCCATTTCTCCGAGAATGCCTTGCGCAGCTTAACCGGCTTGCCATTGACCGAAAGCACGATCTCCACTTCATGTGAAAGTCCGTGTAACACCCTGCCCTCGGCATCCAGCGTCTTGATTTGAAAATCCTTTTTGTTTTGGGAGTCCTTATCGAACAAAGCCCATACAAAGCCGTCGAACAGCGACGTTTTCCCGGCCGCATTGTCGCCATAAATGCTGGCGTCTGCGCCGGACGCTTCCAGGGAGAAATGACGCACACCTTTAAAATCCCGGAGATTCATTTGCAGAAGGCGAATGTCTTTCATGCCATTTTAACCTCCAGTCCAGCTTCCATTTTTTCTAATTCTTGCATCGCTTCCAACAAACGCTGTTTTTTCACACCGATCAAATCAATCTCAGAAACATCTTTTACGAATTGCCCTGTTTGCAGGGGTTGATCATACACCCAACAAGATATATCTACTTTGTATTCCAAAGTGGAAAAATCTTGTTTAGACTCCACTTTGATTGTTACCCGACGATTTTCCAAGTCTGCTCTTTGCCAATCGAGAACCGCTTCAAATTGCGCACCTGTCATTTCGCTTCCTCCTTCAATTGTTTATTGAGCCATTCACACACCCTAGCGCGGCGCTTAATTTCATCAGTTGTTTTGTTCCAGTTCAGAACAACCACTTTCCGTTCCCCATCGGCCCGGACCGCTGATAAGGTTTGAATATCATCCATCACAACCTTATAGGTTTCGTTGTCGAACACAACCGTTCGCATTAGATGAAATCGAACCGCGACATTCCGAAGTATTTGAATCGGTCATCGATCGTGCCGAACATCGCTTTGTGGTATGCCGCCGCATCCTCAGCCGCTTCCTTCACCAACGACGGCAGTTCATTCAGCGTTTGGGTGATTCTCGGATGATTCAGCAGTGTTTCGAAGCAAACCTCCTGCTCTGCGGGAGATAAATCGGTTGCTGCTCCATCGAACGCCGTTTCAAATACCGATTCCACGTCCACAAAAATGCGTCCATCGATATCGATAAAATCATGGAAGTTATTTACTCGCTCAAGCAGCCGTTCTTCAATCCGTTGAACCAAGGATTCCATAAGCGCAACTTTCGCCATGTTCAACATTCCTTTCATGAATCAACATTTTGCCATCTGTCTTCCCGGCCATACGATGGTAAATGCCCCAACTTTTTCGACTTTCAGCAACATTTCTTTCCATTCAAGGTATTCCCAGGCTGGAATGCTCAAATGATTATTCTCGATCTTGGATACCCTAGAAGCGGTGGTGCTTCGAAGATCGGCCACGTCCTCCTGCGTCAACTTTGCGCTAATTCTTAATGCTTTGAGTTCTGCTCCGATGTCAATCACAGTTCACTGCCCTCCTTTCTGATTTGGAAATTTCCAAATTGAACATGTTATGGGATATGGGAATGCGCTACTATGTAGTTGAAAGATTCATTCCCGATTTGTTGAACACTTTATTGCATGAATCACTATATCTATCTTTGTTCTATTTGTTGAACGTTTGTTGCATAAAAAATATCCTTTCGGCCAAAATAATCCTGCAACTTGAGCATGACACCGGCCGCAGGTGTCCCGCCGTTAAGTATCTTATAAATCGTGCCGCGGGAAACCTTAATATCGCGTGCTAACTTAGTGGGAGTAAGCTTTTGTGTTTGCATTAGCTCGCGGAGGTTATTTTGCATCGCGCCATCCTCCTTTCGATCAAGTATCGGTAAAATGTGTTTAACTTGTTGAACAATTACAAGTGTACTATTTATTGCACGATATGTCAACAATGTCGTTAGGATTTTTTTGTTCAGAATGTTGTACAATGTGTTTGATTGTTTAATGGAATAAAAATTGACAAAAGGTGGTTTTTTTTCAGTGGAGAACGATCATATTGGAGTTGTTTTAAAGAGGGTTAGAGAAGATTTAAAACTGAGTATGCGGGAGGTTGCGCGGCGAAGCGGCCTGAGCTATTCATACATCAGTACCCTGGAAGCAGGGAAGCATCCAAAAACCAAGGCACCGATTAATCCGTCCCCTGACGTGTTGAAACGTCTTTCGGAAGTGTATCATTGTTCCTATGAGACATTGATGGAGAAAGCTGGATATATCCAGCCAGACCAAGAAAAGGACTTGACTAAAGAACAAAATGCTTTAATCCTGCAGCATTTAATTGAAGAAGCTGCCATACCCAATCTCGATCTGGCAAATGAAGAAAATCGCCAGAAGATGCTGACGTTAATAAAAATGGTCAATTGGGATATCCGCAAATAATAGCCGTTACAGCTTAACACCTACAACATTGTTGATCGCTTTTTTCAAGATTTCATACAACGTTTCCGGGTCCATCTGCGCAAGTTCAGGCATTGTCTCCATGATTCTCTTCATCTTTGCTAATATACCCTGGTCTTGATCATCCATATCATCTACCTCGATTCGTTTAACTTATTATAAGAACAATTGTTCTATTTTGACAAGAGCATATTTTACGAAAATTTGGATGATGCTATACTGATTCGATAGCATTATAAAAAAAGTGAGTGGGTATCTCATGGCTGTTCAAGTCGGAAGATGCCTGCTCCAAAAGCTTCTAAGGGAAAGAGGGTTAACACAACAAGATATCGCGAACCGCTTACAAATGCCACGACAACAGGTTTCAGACTACGCGAACAATCGTATTGTTATGTCTTTGCGCACAGCCAAAGCCATAGCCTATGTATTAGGTTGTCACATTGATGATTTGTATGAATGGTTCATCAGTCCTCCTTCGAAGAAACGGAGCAGCATCGCAGAGTGATTCATGCTCTGCGGATAATTGTACGTAAAGTCACGTACAAGTTGGTTAAAGCGAGTTTGCCGATTCCTGACATTCGACGCTTTAATGCAAATATAGGGGGTATCAACAAATAAAACAATATGTAATATCTACCAAGTTTATTAAAATACTGTGAGCAATTATTATCATTTTTTAATATTTGCACAGAAAAATAGGTTATGTAAACGGTTGTTCTAATCATAAACTTGGTTTTTAAACCCTTACATAATCATGTAAATTATAACATCACAATCAATCATATTTTGTCGAATGGTGTCATCAAAATGTCGAAATAACTAAAGTTTTGTTAAAGTAAGGGTTATCTTTTTCTAACAATTCAGAAAAATGAAGCTCCGATTTCTCAGAGCTTCATTTTAATTTCTATTAATTGGTTAATCTCTCCAAGAATTAGTGGTTCCCGTTGCTGTACGTAAAATCCGTTGACGATGATATCGGGATTCTGCTGCGACACTACAATGATTTCCGGTTTTAGCATTTTCCCTTTGCCGAATTTCTGCCAGCTCGCCTTTTCGTAATAACGGTAATCGAAAAAGGTATTATAGCTACGCCACTTTTCAGCCCATTGTTTTTGACTCAGGCGTGCATACTGCAATTCGCAGAGATAGATTCCCTTATTCCAGATAAACAAGGCGTCAGGAGCAAATACATAGTCTGTGTGATCGTGGGTAAACCGTTCGCGCAGCTCCGTTTCAAAATATTTGAGTTTCCCGGTCTTCTGCAGTTCAACGTAAATATCCGTCAAACCCAGGTAATGGTTCATCTTCATCGTATTCAACGGTACTGGTACAAAGGTCCTCTCCATCTGCTGCCGGCCTTTGATCGACAGCCTCCATACTTTCTGCATGTTGCTCATTTTCTTCCCTTCGATAAACTTTTCGTGCTGAAGTTCCTTTAATGCTTCGGACGCCCGCTTCGCCGGCGATCCGCTCTCCGGAAAATGCAGGCGGGCAATCTGCTCCGTCGTTCCCACTTTGACCGTCGCCAGCGTCAACAATATGCGGTTCTTTCTTTGTTCTTTCAGACTTTCCACCGTCAATAACCTCCGTTTTGATAAATGCAAGCAATTTTTCCCAAGCGTTATCGTCTCCGACAAACGGCACCTGTAAGGTTTCAGATTTGATGGACTTATAAATGGCGCGGCCGGGACAGGATAGCTTTTCTGCGCCGTCCGCATCCAATACAACCTGGCTTTGGTATTTGCTTGGTAAATGGAAGCACAATCTGGCGCCGCAGTTGGCTTTGATTTGAGGATGCACAATGTCGCTGTGAGGATATTGCGTACAATAGAGGATATTGATTCCCGGCTCCCGGCCCACGCAGGCGATCGATGACAGCAGCGCGTCAATCTCGTTAGCGATGGCTTTTTCTTTTTTGGTGCGAACCTGGGAAGGAGAGATTTGCGCAGCTTCATCAATCAAGAGGATCCGATGCTTATACTTCTTAAATGCGGACCGTTTGCCGATATTCCTGACTTCCTCTAATCTCTCGAGCATCGTTTGGTACGAATCATGAATTACATGGAGCGCTGTTTTCAAGTCATACGCTATCCGGGTGATATGCGGTATGCTGCGGAATGGTAGAAAACTAACCCCGCCCTTTAAATCGACAATGTGAATTTCTAAGTCCTCTGGCGAAATTCGGGTGATGAGCTGATACAAAATAAAGCGTATGGCGTCAGTTTTCCCCCATCCAGTTTCGCCGGAAACGATCATATGGGGATTCTGCCACTTATGAATGACCGGTGCGTGCTGGCGGTTGAAGCCGAGCAGAATGTCATTCCCTTTCAGATTTGCAATCATTCCCGGTTTGAATTTGACCGTATCCGGCAAATCATTCTTGAACACCTTAAACACGATGGCGCCAGCCCGATCTTCCAATTCAACGATTGCCCCGCAGTTAGCGACAAAAGCGTCCAGAAACTTCTCCACGTCGGCCAACCGATAGCCGACCGGCACGCGAAACGCATACTCATACGAATGTTCGGTTTTACGTTCTGCGATGAGCGCCCACGGCCGGCCGGGATCGTTTTTGTTTTTCCCTTTCGGTACTTTTGCCTGCAGCACAGCCTTGATTCGTTCTCGGTAATTTGATAACAAATCACTCATTGCGCCATATGCCATTATCGCGGCGGTATGTTTGTTTTACATTCGGCTTTCCATTGGTTAATGCCTTGTATCGGCGTGAAACTTGAGAGACCGGTAGCAAAATTCTTTTGAGTTCTAGGCACATTTTATGAGTACGATAAGCATCTAAAGAAACAATCTTTATCATTTTCCAGAATCACCCCACAAACCATTTGATTACCCACATGATGACTTTTCCGCCATATAACGAGAAAACGATGAACACACCAACAGCGAGCATAAAGAATTGCCCAGGTTCCTCTTTCGCCCAATCCAGGAAGGCGGATCTTTTCGGCCGTTCGCCTTCCACCCAACCATCTTCATCATCCCACTTAAAATTCATTTCGCGGGATGCCCTCCTTTTATTGTTTTTTAGCACTTGGCGCTATTCCTCACTTGTACTTCACTTGATTTCTCTATGCGAACAAGTTAGGAGCCAGTTCCAGACCGCTAATCCGCGATCTAATCCACTCTTGAACGAATATGGACGCGCAAGGATTCGCGCAGCATATCACGCTCAATCCGGTGCAGAATATCGACCGGCAGTACCTTTTCCCTGGTGCGCTCATACCAAACTTTCATACCCACAGAGAGTAAAACAAACAGCAAACCTTTCATTCACAACAACTCCTTTAAAACATCGTTCAAATCTTCGAAGTTCTCTTTAATCAAATAGGCATAGTGATTAGCTAAACTATCTGGGTCAATGGCCGCCCAATTCCCAAATTCCTCAATGTTTTTCCCCATTTTATTGATTATGAATTTAAGGACATCAATAGGAATCTTCATTCAGAACATTCCTTCCAGTATGTTTTTGATATGGCAGACCACCGAATGAAAATCGTTGAACGCACTGACCAACTTATATTCGTTCTCATAATCGGAGTCCAGCCATTCTCGCTTAGATTTCATGTACTTTTCCAGCATGACGCCATTATCTTCGACTTGCTTCACCAGGTATTTCAGTAAAGGATTGTTCACAGCATCACCTTCAACAAGGTTAAAATATCATCCAGATTGCTTTGCATCAAAACGTCCGTCACGTCCAGCCCTGCCGCCCTGCGAATCATCGCCCGAAGTATCCAGATCATAAGTCCAGGTCCATATCTTTCAGCAAATCTTTAACCGGCTCGATCGGAATGTGAATCACAACTTTCGGAAAATCCATTAACGCCAGCACCAATTCCAATGTAATCCCTCCGATAAAAACCACCCACGCCATCGCATCGCGGTCCATTCGTACCACTCCTTACATAAGGTCAAACATATGCTCCACGTAACCAATACCCTTCTTGAACGCCACCAAAACGACGCGAAAACCGAGTAAGAACGAAATAATGTCCAGACCGAGCGCAAAATTGTTGTGGCCAACCTTCTTCATCACTTCGCCGCCGGCATACGACAAACCGCCTAAACCAAGAATCGTAAAAAGATCATCCATGCCATCTAAATTCCACATATTGAAACCCTCCTTTATCCCAAAATATCCAAGATGTCGGCATCGTTGGTTTCCGGGACCGAAACATGCTGATCCTGGACCAATGCTCTCGACCGGTACGAAAACAACACATGCTTGATAAAACCGCTGAAATTGCTCGATTGCGAATAGCACCAATGAAGCAAATCGTTTTGGTGCATATCTTCCTCATTGAACACCACAAGCTTGCGGATTAATTTACTCATGTCGCTGCACACCCCGCCCGATAAAATCCAATTGCATTGGCAAACAATCCGTTTTGAATCGGCGTCGCTTTATGGAAATACGGTGTCAATAACTCTGCCAGTTCTGCGGCCCGACCGCCGCTAACTAATACGGTATCGTTGGCACTCCACTTTTTGCCGACTTCGCCGGCTACTCTCGCCGCAAACTGCTTCGGATTATCTGATTTATTGGTACTAAAGCCGAACGGCAAAGTGCCGGATTCCCGGTTATTATAGCGACGGTCCCGCATGGTGACGTAGTTGACCGTCTTGCTGCCAGCGTCGATGATTCGCACAAGACCATCCTGGGGAGCTGACCAAAACGCGCCGCCGCCTTCGACAGCCACCTTCACGTCCGTGATTCGTACAAAGCGACGTTCTTCATTAACCGTGATCTCCCACACGCCCGACCGCGGACCGACCAACAAATCACGCAGCGCCTTTCGGTGTGGTTCGTCGTGCTGATCGACCGGCAAGCCGGTTACGATCATACTGCTCGCTATCCCCGCCCGATGTAGCGCCGTAAGCGCCAGGATTAATGTATCAGGGTGTGCTTTGGAGTCCGTCATCATCGTGCGATAATAGTCCGATTCATGCTGCGCCAATTCACCTACAAAATAATGTTCGCCCTCGAAAACCACTTCAAAACCGTTTTTGTAGTCGGTTTTCAATTTTCGCTCGATGCCCTCCCCGACCACGGAAGGGATGGCAAACAAATCTTTTGCCGTGCAGACTTTGACCATGTTGCGGCCAACATCCAGACCAACAATTTCCGTCATGCTGTCCACCTCGTTAGTTATGCCAGAGTGTATGAACTACCGAGTGTCCGGATCACAAGGAGTTGTTACACTTTGTAATACATAGTCTATGGCCTATGCTTTTCCGAGTTACCTTGTACCGTTAAATTTTTTGAACGGTTTGTGCATCAAATAAAACTTTTCCGCATAGGACAAATGGCGGTATCATACAGATGGTTGTATCTGGAAGGGAGAGTGGAAGGGAATGAAACGTGAGGAATTGGCGCGGTTCGGTATGATTGCGCTTCTAATCATTTTAGTGGGGGTTTTCGTATTCCCAACGCCGTATTATTACTTTACAAGTGAATCCAGTGGAGTGAAAATTCCTACCCGCGTCAATCGCATTACCGGGAAAACTGAAATGTCCGGTAAAGATGGCCATTGGGTGATGGTCGATATTAGCAAGATGTTTAGTAAATGAAAAAGCGCCCTCGCAGGCGCTTTGTTTTTTTATTGAGGATTTTGTGCTACCGTCGCGGCATCTGCAGGCTGTGGCGGCTGCGGCGCCGGTTGTGGAGGATCCGGCTGCTGTATCTGATGCTCTTTCGCCAATTCCACGGCCGCATCGAAAAGTTGCTGCACGATCATTTTAAATAACGGTTTAGAAATGATAAGCCGCACACCAGCCGGCATGAGGTCGTAACCTTTATCGACCACCCAAGCGAGCTTCGCTGGTCCATTGGTCAATAGAAAGTCCTCTGCTTTTTTCTCCGCAATAAAAATGAATTTGATGGCCACTTTCTTGGCAAACTCATACGATTGCTTGTAATGGAATACTGCGTACAGCGCGGCCAGAACGACAACCAGGATGATTCCCCAATATTGAATGATGAATTGCATGTTTATTCCTCCTCTGTGATTCCTGCCGCCTGTCTTAATGCTTCGGCGGCAAGGTGAGCTGCGGCCTTGACATCTTCGTCGGCGCAAGCTTCATACAAAGCGCCAAGGTCAGCGATAACCTTGTTTGCGGCGTCTTCCGTGATTTGCGGCGCATCGTTGGTTTCCTCCGACACTTCAAACAACCCCTTCCAAAAGTTAATGTCCATTTCATCCACGTCAACGTTTCCGTCAATGCCTAATACATTTCCGTCCGACGCATACTGGAATACCGCCCAATCGGACCATGTAGCGTTGGCTCCTGGTCGATCGACGCCGTAATGAGCTATCCACAAAGGAAAGTCTGCTAACTTCGCACCAAGGTTTTCTCTGGCGAAAGCCGCGTAGGTATAGACCATGACACGGTTTCCGGTCCTGCGCTGGACTTCCGTAAGCCATTCATACACCCAATCGGTCAATGTGTCCGGCCCTACGTTCGCTGCTGCCCCTTCCACGTCCAGCACAAGCGGCAAATCGCAAGGAAGCCCCGCAATAGCTTCCAGAAATGCTCCGGCTTCCTGCTGCGGCGCATTCCCGGTTTCCGGTCTTGCGTAGTGATAGAAACCTACTTTCAAGCCTGCGGCCGGCGCCCCTACCGCGTTACGGCGAAACATTTGATCTACATAGCCAGTTCCTTCCGACGCCTTGACGTAGGCAAATCTATAGCCCGTGGATGCTACGGCGAGCCAATCGATCACGCCCTGGTGATGCGATACGTCGATGCCTGGAATGTTGTTTTCCGGATCCCGATACTGCATTAGAAATGTCCACCTTTCACAAAGAATGTCACGATGGCGACGATTAAAGCGCTAATGATCGTGGTTGCCGCCCAAAAGTGAACCTGATTGATGCGGTCAATGCGTTTGTGGGCTGAACGTGTACTCTGCAGCGCTTCTTTTGCCGTGTCGTGTACTTCATCCACTTTCTTCTGCAAATCCTTTATGCCGTCCATTTTCGTGCTTAATTCGCGCAAATCCAGGCGAACATTCGTCAATTGTTCGCTGAGTCGTTTCATTTCGGTTTCGGACACGGCACAAATCACTTCCCTTCCAATAGGCAAAAATAAAGGGACCGACGCTGTTTAAGCGATCGGCCCCTACGTGGGACTCCTGACATATGAAGTTACCACTATTTTACTTTATTTCGATGCCTTTTGATAGAGGATTGTCAGATATTTTGCTGAATCACTTGAACCGCCTGGTCTTTTACTTTCACTGTTCAACGCTTTCTGCGCATCGGCTTTGAATCGATCGATGACGGCTTGAATTTGCTTTTCGGTGATGCCTGAATCTGCGTTGGGCGCTTCTGGCGTGACACCATACAGCAAACTTGCTCCCAATTTCTCGATATAGTCTTGTTGCATTGTCAGCTTCCTGCGTTGTTCTGGAGTAGCCGCTTGCTCCTTTGCCTGACTATAAGTTTTGCGAATGCTCGACAAATCTTTAGAAATGGCTTGCATGGCTGGCAGATATCCAATCAATTGAATGTTATCCTTCGTCGCCCATGCTGGAAGTGCGGTATTCTTTTGCTTAATTAACGCAGCAGCCGATTGAGATAGGGTTTGGGCTTTTGAATAATCGCTATAAAACTTCTCGACGATGCGGCTTGTTCCTTCCGCTTGACCGTATAAGACACTTCCCACCACCGGCGCATATTCTAATCCTTTCGTGGATGGTGACGGCTTGCCTGTCGCTTTGTCCACCACCCGATCTATAAGGCCGAGTGTAGTTGCGCCGTATTGTCCAATCATCCCTTTGATGAAATAATCCACTTGTCTTGGGCTGACACCCGCATTAGGATTACCTGGCGAGCCGCCCAATTCGGCAAACAATCGCGCTGTTTTGTTGATGACCGTAGCGCTGATTTTAGCAAAAATCGACGTAGTTGGAGACACTTGCAAATCTTTAGCCAAGGTTTGCTGTGATTCCGGCACGATCTTAAATCCTTGTGAATCTTCGCCGCGTTCCAAGTCCAGCCAGGTTTGAAGTACCGGACTCAATACCGTCACACCAAACGCATCGGCTACGGCTGTGGTCCAATCTTCAAAGGTTTTGCGCGCGCCTTTCACATTGGAATGAGTATGATCCAGATATCGTTCCACCATATTCGCCACAAGCGCATATTCATAAGGTTTGGCTAAACCATAATGCAGACCATTACCCATTGGAATCCACCAGTACCGATCACGCGCTGCGCTATCCAAATCTTCTAACCATTTCTTATCATCGTCACTTTGCATCATGAGTGCAAAAACAATTGCGGACATGAGAGACAATGAACCGATTCCGATCATGAAACGTTTGGGATCCTCTTTCGCCAGTCGCGCAAAGCGATAAATCCCTTGGGTTGAACCGCCCAGGAACGGCACGGTCCGCATGATTTTACGGATCCCTTCACTGGTGCCATGTAGTCCAAAATTGACGGTGACTTCCCGGCTGTTGAACGCTGCGTCTAGCAAAATGCGTTCCATTTGATTCTGCAAAGAAACCGGCAACGCATCGGTTCCCTTGTCGATGAATGTCTTCCACATTTCTTCTGGATCAAAGCCAAGTTTTTTCACTTCGGCTTTCCATGTGGCTATCCATTCATTCATTCGTGGGCCTTCTTCCATCACCCGCAACGCTTCGGATGGTGTGCGGATCAAACGGACCAACGATTTTTTACCACCTGTCATGACGTATCCCCAACCGGACGCCGGGGTATGCAAGATGCCATCATCAAAGTTATTCCGAACCGCATCCCGCAAGATATGTTCTGCTGCTCCGCTCATGGCTCCCGACATGACATATGCCTGGTTGATTTCTTCATTCAACCCAATGACGGTGCTGACGGCCTGCAGCGTATTTTTGACTAATTGGTGCGGTTGGTTTTTGCTTTGAATAAACGACGCTGCGATATCTCGCGCAAAGGTATTCGTGATAAACCTTGTTGTAGCCAAGGAAGTGAACCGAGAGATCCGCGACAAGCGAGCCAAAATTTTGTTGAATCCATCGAGTTGCACCGGCTTCATCGACATCAACATATCAAACAAATCCGGAGAAATCCGATAAAATACAGGCGTGCCATTCCGTTTAATCATAATGACCGGTTCAGACTTGGAAATGCCGTTGAATCCATTTGCCGTGAATATTTGAATGCTTTGATTCTCCAGCACATCGGAAATATTTGTCGGCGAGTCGATCAAGTCTCCGACTTTTCGTGTCAATTGTTCCATGACCTGTTCAAAGGCTGCTTGTGAATTAATATTGAGCATCTTCATGGGATTGGCAATTTTTGAACCGAACGGCCCCATGTCTTCTTTATCCAAGATGGAAGTCAATGTATCCAATACCCTGCGGTATTCGATGGCTTGTTCTACTTCGGTTAATTTCAACATGGTTGCCTGGAAGAAATCAAGTACCGGAGCATCCTTGCCGGTAAATCGTTTCACAGGCGACTTATTGGTCCTTCCCGATTCATTTGTTCCGCTTGTAGCCGGACGTTTGCGCTCATCGTAATAAAACGGCATATAGAAGTCTGAACCTTTTTCAATGGCCAAACGATCTTCTGCAGTAATCACATCGGCGCGTTCCAGTTTTTCAAGAATCAAACTCGACAACGTGCGGGCATAATCCACGGCATGGCCTTCATATTCTCCCTTAGCATTAACACGGAGAACGTCCGGGAAATCTTTAATTGCTTGGGCGATAATATTTTCCGCTTCGACTTTGGATAATGGCAGTTTGTCAAACTTGCCTGTTGCGTATCTTTCTCTTACCCTCATCGCCAACAAAATTGTGCTGAAAATATCTTTGGCGCCCATCTTTTCGTTCAGCGCAGCATATTGAATTTTGGTTGGGTATTTTTTTGCGATCGTATCAATGGCATCATTCGCAATCGAGAGAAGCGAACGTCCTTCGATGAATCGTCCTTCATGGTCCCGCGGTGCATGTTCAAAATCCATCAATGCTTTGGCTTTCGCATCTCCGCTTGTTGCCAATTGCTTTGCCAAATCCAGCGTTTTGCTGCGGTCTTCTTCATTCAAGGCTTTCATCATCGCTTTGGCTGGAATGGTGAAATCCAAGTAACGATAGATGCCGCGTTGATACCACGGCACACGATATTCGGCCGGCACCTCAGGTGATGGATTAATCTCCGAAGATATAGCCCCCATGCCTTTTGCATACGGCGAAGCTTGCAAATCATTGTCAATGATGGTCCGAACCTTGTTGAATAGTTCTGTCAGTTCTGCATCTTTGGCAATAAACTCATTCATTTTCTTGAAGGATAACGGCGCTTCTCCTTCGGCCGTGGCCGGATCCAGAGTCCACAGATAGAAAAATTCTGCGAATCCTTCTTCATGCTCTTTACCCTTCGGCAGTTTTCCGGGATACATTCGTTCAGCCAAAGACGCCAGCTCGGAATTAGCGCCTTGTGGTCCATAAATGCTACTGAACGCATGACCTAGTTCATGACCCACGACCCGCCATTCGCCAATACTGCGCTTACGTACGCTCCCTGCCCCGGTCTTAGGATTAAACAACCCCTCTGCCGATGCTCGTTGCGTAATGTCCCGAATAGGTGTATTCAGAAACTTTGCGATTAAACGAGTAACTTGCCTTGTTACTCTTGGACCTATGTGCAGCGTGCTGTCAATCAGTTCTTTGACAGGTTTCTCGTCTGGCGTTGTTTGCTCCGTTTCAGGATTGGTTTCGGGCACTGGTTGGGATTCTGGTTGTTTCCGCGAACGAGAAGGACGTTTGTTGCCGCCGACAGGTGTTGCTGCAAAAGCAAGTTCGCCGTCATTGTTTGAATCATCCACCGCAGTTTCAGCGACTTTTTGTTCATCGGTTGCTGTCAATTCTTTAGTGATTCTCGTTTGCTCATCAACAGCTTCGCGCAGCTCCTTTTCTTGCTCAAAGGGTTTGTTGGCTAACTTTTGATAATCTTGAAGTTGTTTCTGATCCCGATTTGCCCATTCTGTATAACGATCAATGTTACCCTGTATATCTTCTTTGGTCGCTGCGTTATCAAGCCTTGTCGCCGTTCCCAAGGCACTCTCTTTGTTGACCAAAAAGCCATAATCTTTGTTGGATAAACCATTGATTCCGCTTGGACCTTCCAGCATGAAATCGATCTTTTCAGCTTTGACCATATATAGATCAAAACCGCCGAATGAACCAACTTTCTCCCGTTCGCCATGTAATAGAGAAACATACTTTTCATTGTATAGATCAATGAGCTTTTGACCGGCATCTTCCCGCTTATCAAATACTTTTCCATCAATGACGACTTTGAACGCATCGCCTTTGGTGTCTTGTCTTGCCGCAAGATCAACTATTAAACGGTTGGCTGTGCTTTCGTATTTGTTGATCTGCGCAGGTAGCGCGCTAATTTGTTGCTGCAGACGACGCTTGTTCCGTTCATAGGCCGTTTTCAGCATCGTCAAATCCAATACTTTTTGATCAATTTCAAATTTCTTCATGATTAACGGATTGCCCGAAGCTACGGCCGCAATTTGCGCAAAGCCCATGACCATTTCCTCTACATCTTCGGCGCTGCGGACGTTGGCTTTTCCGTTCATCACCTGAGCAATAAAGGTTGCTTTTCGTTTAAGCGTGTCCCACATAATCGCATCGAACGAACCTTCGGTGACATAGTTGAAAATATGCACCGTATCGTTTGCGTTGCCTTGACGGATGATGCGGCCTTCCCGTTGCTCCACGTCAGACGGTCGCCAAGGTGCATCCAGGTGATGCAGCGCCACAAGTCGATCTTGCACGTTCATGCCAGCGCCCATTTTTTCCGTTGAACCAATCAGAATCCGCACCTTACCGTCGCGTACCTTTTGGAACAATTGCTCTTTCGCCGGTCCAGTTTTCGCATCGTGAATAAAGGCGATTTGATCTTGAGGGATGCCGTTACGAATCAATTTGGCTTTCAGTTCATCGTAAATACCAATGCTTGAACGTTCTTCGTCATCCAGTTTGGTGTCCGGTTGTTCGTCGCTGTTTTCATTTTCCTTTTCGGTCTTTTTCTTCGGTGTACCTAGATCAAGGAACACAAGCTGCGTTGCGTTGTCAATCGGATTGCCTTCCTTGTCTTTGGCGATTTCTTTGTCGCTGTAAATCTTGACGATGTTTTCAACCGCTTTATTCACTTTGCCTTCTGCATAATCTTCTTTGCTGGCCGGATCAACCAGGCGAATATCTAACGCCATCTTTCGTCCATCGCCGGTCAGTTTCAGATAGTTGTCTTGTGTCGGGTCCACTCGACCGTTTTTTATATCTTCGGCTCGTTTGACAAGCCCTTGAAGATAATCGGCTTGCAAATCCGACATAGGCGAAACGACGGTTTCGCGTTCAATATATTTCGGTCTAGGCAAGTCCAACATATCAGCCGTTTGAATGTCTGCCGTTGAACGGAATTGACTCATTAGTTCGGGAAGGTTGTGGAAGCGGGCAAACCGGGTCTTTTGCTTGAATTTCCCCGTTGCATCCATTTCAATGCCTGTAACCGTTTCGCCAAACTGCGCAGCCCAAGCGTCAAAATGGGAAAGTCCCAAATCCTTCAATGCTGGCATTTGCAAATACCGCTGCATGGTGAACATTTCAGCCATCGTATTGCTAATCGGTGTGCCTGTGGCGAAAATTACCCCGCCGCCGCCCCGTTGCTTGGTAAGCCATTGGGTCTTCAAGAACATATCTTCGGCCCGCTTAGAATGCGTCTGCGGCAATCCAGCGACGTTAGACATTTTGGTATGGAATTTCAGGTTCTTGAACATATGCGCTTCGTCAACAAAAACCTGGTCAATGCCAAGTTGTTCAAAGGGAATGGCCACATCTTTGGATTCTTCATCCAAATTGGCTTTCATGCGAGCTTCAAGATTTTTCTTGATTTTTTCCAGTTCCTTGACGGTCCGATCGTTCTTTTTGGCGCCATCTTCGGCCAGATTTTTCAGTGCGATTTCAACTTCCTGCACCTGCTCTTGGATATGTTCCTGCACCAATTCCGGAGAAACCGGCATTTTGTTGAAGCTGACGTGGGAAATCAAGATGATGTCATAATTGCCAAGCGCAATCTTATTAAGCGCCGCTGCCCGATTGATCCGATTCTCGTTCACCCGTTTTTGATATTCGGCATCCGTCATGCTTTTTGGCCGAATGACTTTGACACCGGGAATATCGTCGGAGGAAATTTTCAAAACTTTTGCGCCAGGATATAACTTCAATACATCACGATACCATTGGTCCACTAGATTATGCGGCACCGCAATTAATGGCTTATTGGCGATGCCCAATCTCCGCATTTCCAACGCACCAACAATCATTTCTGCCGTTTTCCCGGCTCCGACAACATGCGCCAACAATGTATTCCCGCCTTGAAGAATACGCCATACCGCGTTCTTTTGATGCGGACGCAATTTGAATGTTTGAATAAGTCCCGGAATGGTGCGTGGTTCTTTATCCGTTCCATAAATCAGTTCACCATTGTACTCCCGCAGGCGAATCGAATTAAACTCCTGGTTGTACTTTTCAACCAACCGCTTAGAACGGGCTTCATCTGAGAAAATCCAATCCTGGAAAATCGCTTGTATCTGCTTTTGCTTGTTTTGTGCTTCATTCGTTGCTTCCGCATCAACGTATGTTTTCCCTTCGCTATCCGTGTAGGTAACGCGGGAAGTTTGAAGGTTCAACGAATCTTCGATTAAATCAAGTGCCGTTTTGTCTCGCCCTTTTTTGGCACGCACACCATATTCATCGAAGTTTTTGGCATTGTAAACAAGATGGGTTCCGTTGATGGACCATTTTGCAGAGATTGGATTGTATCTCACTCCGACTCCGCTGTTGTTTTGCCCTAAAAATTCATCGATAAACGCCTTAATATCCGTTGTCGGTATCCAGGTAGCCCCAAGCCTTACACTGATCTGCGATGCTTCCAACAGCTCCGGTTGAACCGCTTCAAGCGCTTTGACGTTTTCCTCATACTTGGGATCCTTAGCCGCGGCTTCTTTGGCGATGACAAGCTTATTACGTACGTTTCCGGAAAGGTATTCGTCGGCTGTTTCCCAAGTGCCTTGTGGATTTTCAAAGATACTGCCGCTTAATTCGTCAATCAATTCATTTTCTGATTTTCCGGTTAGTTTGGACATGTGTTCAAAATCCACTTTACCCCGTTCAAACAGCGACAAAACGAGCGCTTCTTCTGAAGTTCCAACTTGATCGACCGGTTGAGAAGCCTTAATCGTCCGCTTAGAGAAAATATCTTCTTTGGTGGATGTGATCTTTCGGCCAGTTTTCTCCACTTTTTCAAGCGCCTGAAGCATACCTGAACCAATCACATCATCGATCATGGCCCGCTTGTTGGCATCATCATTCAAGAATCCATGACGTTTTACAAAATCATCGTACAATTTATTCAGTTCTTTTTGCGATTGCTTAATCTGCGCATCCGTAGCCGAATGACTCTGCATTAACTTGACAAGTTCTTTCGCTTTTTCCCGAAGGGGGATCATGCCACGAATACGATCCGCTTCTTTGCCGGTGACTTGCACTTCCATAGCCTGATCGCCGACGCGCTGCATAATCTTACTGCCAGACAAGAAGTAGTTGTATTGGTCGTATTGACGGAAGTCGTTGATATTGTTGCTGATTTCCGGCGCTTTGACTTCTTTAGGCGTAGCGGCACGATCTTGATAAATGTTTTCCGGCAGTTTCGCTAAGCCTTCGCGCAACGTAGTTTCAAAGTCGCCCTCATTGGCTTTGACACCCAAGCGCCCTGGATGCAGTTTATCTTCAACGTATTGGCCAAACACCATGTCAGGATGCTGCACAAAGTATTCGTTATCTGGCAGCGGCTTACCTTCCATACCAATAAAGGAAGAATCCACGGTATTGAAGAACGGTCCAGCGTGTTTGGCTTCTTCGCCTTCTGCCCGTTTTTGCAGAACAATGATATCCGTGGTTACTTCGGTACCGGCGTTCGCTTTAAACGCATCACCCGGAAGTCTGACAGCGCCCACGAAATTCGCTTTGTCTCCAATTAACCGGCGAATCAAATAATTTCCTTTGGCGTTCAACGTTCCGCTTGACGTAATGAACATGATAATTCCACCAGGACGCACCTTATCCAAGGATTTGATGAAAAAGTAGTTGTGGATCCGTTGCGTCACAAATGCGAATTTACCCTTGTAGGTGTTATCGACGATTTTAATGTCGCCAAACGGCACGTTCCCGATGGCTAAATCAAAGTAATTGTCTCCGACTTTGTATTGCTCGAATCCTTTGATATTGACCGCAGCTTTGGGATAGAGAAGCGATGCAATTTGTCCCGTTAAGGAATCCAATTCCACGCCAACACGTTGGGATTTTGCCGACATTTCTTTTGGCATCAGGCCGAAGAAGTTTCCTATTCCCATCGACGGTTCCAGTACACGGCCACCTTTGAAGCCCATGCGCTGCAAGGCTTCGTACATCGCCCGAACGACACCGGGAGCGGTATAGTGCGCGTTCAGCGTGGAAGCTCGCATGTCTTTGTACTGTTCTTCGGTAATTATGCCTTCTTTCACCAGGTCACGCAGTTCCCGATATTCTTTTTGCCATTGGGGATCCGCGCGGTACGTATCATTCTTTTCATCGAACGCTTGCGGCAAACCGCCCCAACCGACATAACGGGCAAGTACCGCCTGTTCTTCCGGCATGGCTGGACGATCTTCTTGCATAATTTGATGGACTAAACGAATAGCGGCCACATTGTTTTTGAATTTGGTTTTTGCTCCTCCGAGCGAATCCAATTCATCTGTGATTACAAAATCGGCGGCAGGTCGGGAATGTTGCTGTCCCCCGGTTGTGTCGGCGGGTTCTGCGGCAGGCCGGTTATCATTTCCCTTACCAGTTCCCACGCTTGTTCCTTCGCTTGAACCAGTCTCTGCGCTTTGTCCAGGTAGTTCATTTCCGGCGTTTCCGGGTTCTTTTGTAGCAGTTCCTCCGTTACTCTCTCCCACTCGTTCGTTACTTGCTCCTGCATCAATTCCAGTGTTTTTTGCAGGCTTCCGTTCTGTTGCATTTGCCGGTACATTTCCGGATTGTTCTTCTGCCACGCTTCCTTGATCTGCTGGCCGATTTGATTCAGCGCCATTCTCATTTCCTCCTTCAATCTTTTGTTTAGCATTATGTTCATTAGTCTGTACTTGCTGTGGCTCAGATGCTGATTTCGATTCACCAAATGCCGCTTGAAGTTTCTCAGTCGGATCCTCTTTGAACAAAAATCCTACATTCGGTTTGAAGTTAGACCAATGCCCGCCCATTTTCCCCATCTTCGTGCGAAGTTTGGAGAAATCATCTTTTGATAGACGTTCAGCGGGATTGACGATCCATAGTTTCTCTCCGGTTTTGGTGTGCTTGCCTTCGCGAGTAGTAAATCCTTCGATGTTGTTAGAAGTAGTTTGTTCTTCCTTCGACGGTTCGGTTGCGGTTTCCTGCTGCGGCTGTTCCACTTGTTGCGGTTCAGACTTTGGAGCAGGATTATTTTCTTGCTGTGATTGCTCTTGTTGCCCGCCAAGTTCCTGCTGCGCTTTAATAGCCCGGTCCACGGCCCGCACTTGCGCATCCACGATATGATCCATCATTGGATGATGATCCAGCTTTTCTCCGAGTGAGTCAAATCCGATTTGCTTTTTGATAAATTGACTTTTGGCATATGCCGGATTCCCATGCGAACTAATTGCTTTCTCATAGTCGGAAAGGTTGAACGAGTGAGACAGCGACTTATCAACGGAAGCGTCATATCCAGCAGGCATCCGTTCATTGTCGTAATTCTTTGCCTTGCTGGTCACCGTTACGGTATTACCTTGAATATTAGCCGTTTGCTTCGCAAGTCCATAAGCAATATCTGTGCCTGTAAATTTAGGCTCATTGCTTTTTGTGGTTTTGGAAGCGGGATTTGCAGATTGTTGTTCTGCAGCCGCAGATTCTGTTACCGGAGACATCGCCTTTTCATGAACCTTCGGAATGTCGCCGCCCTTTTCGCTTTTCAGCGAGAAGTATCCACCAGGCAACACATCGGTAACGGTGAATTTCTGATTGCCTTTGCCTTTCAGGTTCACTACATCGCCGGGAGCATATGCGGCTTTGGTTTCTGCTGCAGGCGCTTGTTGTTGCGGTTCAGGTTGTTTCTGTTCCGGCGCTTTCGGATTAAACAAATCAACCGCATCCTGTGCTTTGTTCACTTCATCTTGCAGACGGTTCGCTTCACTTAATTTTTCTTGTGGAACCGTACCGGTCGATAAAAAGTAAGCATCAGACATCAGACCGCGTTCAAACTTCGCCAGGGCATCCTTCGCCGTTTTGAGATTAGCTGTAGCCTGTTCTTTGCTGAGTGTCGGCGCCGCTTCCTGCGCGTTTTGAGCTTGCAGCGCTTCCGTCGATACATTGGAGGTCTGAATCTCCGAAGGCGTCACAGGCGCTTCTGTGACGTTTGACGATGCGGCCGATTGTTCAATCGGTGACACCAACGCTTGCCCCGCTTGTGAACCATCGGTGAAATGAATAATCGAACCTTCCACCGACTTCACTTTTTTTTCTCCGAATCCCGGAGCATTGACCATCACTTTGTCGCCAGGATTGAAAGTGGCCGGCTCAACGCTTCCTTGTTCAACCGATTGAACGTTTTGAGCAGACGTACCCCCTTGATTCTCCTGCTCGACTTGCAGCGACGTTTTGACATCATTGACCGCATCATGAATGATCTGTTGCCCTTCCGGCATCTGCGCGATTTGATCCAGGATCGCGGCCTTTGCTTGGTCATCGGGAATGCCTGCAGCCTGAGCATCCTTCATGGCTCCTTGCACGTCGGTTTTCATGTCATCCGGCAGTTTTTCCAGCACGCGGTTTTGGATGGAGTAAAGGCTATTCTGCGCTTTCTCCATGTGTGAGTCCATGCTGCCTGCCGCACCGAACGCGCCGCCCATCAAAGCGCCGGTCGCAAACTGCGCAAACATATCCGGTGAAGTAAAGTCAGTCGGCTTGCCTTCGGAGCGGTTCTGAATGTACTGCTGCGCGACTTCCTCGCCACCTTCGGATAATGCCGTTCCCGCGACTCGTGCGGCCGATGAATCGAGTCCTGCTCTCTCCATTATGCCCTTTAAACCCTTCGGCATAAACGCATCGGCAAATTCGGCAGAGTTCGTAATGCCGAGAAGCGCCATATTGCCCCAAAAATCCTTTTTGCCGGCTTCCGCACCCAATTTATGCGCTTCTTCTTGGGTTTTTCCGTCGGCCAGCGCTTGCTTATACACATCTTCATATGAGTTTGATGCTTCCATCGATGCTTCCAACGGCGTGGTTGCGATGCCGGCGCCAAGCGATTCCATGACCGCCCCGGCGAACGGTCCGAGTTTTGGCCCCAAGCGTTCCATGCCAAGCGCCGCCGCCCCCGCACCTCCTACAGCCTGCCCTGCCAATGCGAGCGGCATAAAGGCTAACGTCGTCGGCAAGTTTTCGCCCAACGTCGCCGCCCAATATTTCGGGCTGAGGAACGTGGACCAATCCTTCACCTGTGCCGCATTGGAGTCATAACCTTTGTTTTGCTGTTCCCCAAGCGACACCAGGTTATCGCCCAGGTTGTCAAAGCCAAGCATCTTGGCGCCATATCCGGCCGTGTTTAGCATATCTCCGGACCAACGATGCACGCCTGCGCCCAATTCCTGCGGCAAGTTGCGGTTATCGATATTCGGCGTGGATAATCCTTGTAGCGCTTGTTCCCCGGCGCCGATAATGGCGGCATTCGCGCCGGTGGTCAGCAGTTTTTCAGCAGCAGTTTTCTCCACCGCGGGAAGTGCTGCCTTTAATGCGCCTGCAGCAGTTTTTGTTTCATTCAGCGCGTTTAATCCTTCAATGGCTTTCACCGGTGCCGCTACTTCGCCGCCTGCGAGCAAGCCAAGACCTTCGCCGGCGAGATTAAGCGCTTTGGCCGTAGTCGGGGAAATGTTTTGCAAGTCCTCCTGCGTGATGTTATCCTGCGTTTCTTTCACACCAGGCAGCAGATTGATCGGCAGCATATCTTTTGCCAGTTCGTTTGCGCCGGCACGGATTGTATTGTGAATTTCGCCGTTGTTGCCAAAAATCGAACTAAGCGTATCTTTCGCCTTCTCCCAAAAAGAAGGTTTATATGCTTGAATGGTGTCGTTCGGCGCTGGTGTCGGCGCTGGCGTCGGCTCCGGGATATCCGGTTGCTGCGTCGATTGCGTCGTATCCGGTTCACTGACGATATAAGAAGCAGGAGCAGGAGGACCATACACCCCGTTGTTTTGATATTGACCGAGTGCATTCGATAATTGCTGCGCGGCCGTAGGAGTCGTTGTGTCCGGTTCCGACGTTGCCGGCGAAGATGAAACAGAAGCATCCGCGCTCGATGGCGCGGAATCCTTCTTCTTTCGGTAATTGTCCCAAGCCCCTTCAACGGGTATCCAATTCCCGTTTGCATCAAAAGGCATGAAATCCCCTCCTTATTGGCCGTTAAGTAATTTCATTAAATCGTCCGAACTACTGCCGCTGTTCGGATAAAGCATCGAGAATGCCGATTTGATTTGATTCAAGTCGGCGGCTGATAGTTTGCCGGCATTATCTTTCAGAAGTTTCACCGCTTCATCCTTGCTTGGAGCCGACATGATTTGCGAAACAATCGGACTTACGTTCTGAAGTTGTGGGCTGTTTAGGCTCGTCGGGCTTGGGAACTTGGCGTTAACTGCTGCTAGGATTTTGTTGATATCTGCGCCTTCCTGTGCCATTTGCGGACCGTATTCATTGATGAATCCAAGCGCTTCGTCCCGGTTGTTGGCGTTCAATACCTGAGTCGCCCATCCTGCAGTCGCTTGCTGCGATTGTTTGTCATTGGTGAATTGCTGATTTCTCAAATTGAGGTTGCCCTGTGAAACACCCAGGTTCCCCTGAGAAATAGCCGTTGCCGCGTTCCGGTTCGCCATTTCATTTTCCACATTCTGTTGGTTCAATCCAAATTGGTCACGCTGCAGTTGTGCCTGGTCACCTTTCAGGTTGTTCTTGCCTTCCAGACCTGAAATCAAATCGCTGACACCGTTAAACATCGGCAATTGCGATACGGCTTCACCCGTTCCCGGCTGCATCTGACCATAGTTGTTGTTGATTCCAAGAAGCGTATTCATCAGCGTCTTCTGCGCGTCGGTCGTAATCTGCCCCGCTTGCGGCACATTCGCCGCGGCCTGCTGATAATTCTGATCGTAGCCAAACAGATTCGGATCCACACCATACGTCGAAAGCTGCGCCCGGAGTCCGTCTGCCGCGTTTTTATACTGCGACAATTGATCGGACGTGACAAACGGGCTTTCTGCCGCTTGCTTGAGCTGCAAGATTTGGTCAATGAGTCCTTTCGCTTCACCCGGCAAATACTTCCCGGTAAGCGCCGCTTCCTGCATCGGTAGTTGTGCGTCGAAACGTTGCTGATTCTGGCCGGCATTGAGAAGCGTACTGGTGAGTCCCGCCAGGTTTGCCGTCTGCTGCTGCTTTTGCTGCATGGCGTTGGCTTCCAATTGCGGTATGAGCTTCAATGGCTCGGCTTGCGCTTGTTGCTGAATTTGCCCCAATTGGTTCGATGTGACGCTGGAATTGACAATGCCGCGGTCATTCATCGTTTCCAGCGTTTTCTGCGTGGCCGCTTTCGCTCCTTGATTGGCTAGCGTTTGTGCGGCTTGGTAGGTCGGACTGTTGTACGGATTGAACGAAAAGGGCGTGTTAACGATCTGCTGGAGCTGCGTCATCAGTTTCCCCGCATCCTGAAGATATTGGTTGTTGTAGCGAACCGGCATATTCGTTTGCCCGACTTGCCCGGATGCCGTATTGCCGCCAACTTGCCCTGTTGGTGTCACTGTCGGCATGTTAATCACCGGCGCCGACTTCACCGCATCAAAAGTTTGCTGCCGAAACGCTTGCTCACCTGGATCATTCTTATTGACTTGAAATCCTCCGGCGTTATCTGCGGCATCTTCCAATTTGTTTAAATCGACTCCAGCGCCAAAAGCTTGTGAACGTACCTGTTGACCTTGATTCTGTATATCGCTTCGCTGTTGATCGGTCGTCGCGTCCAAGTAGCTTTTCTTAAGACCTGCCAACCGTTGTGCATAATTGTCCAAGGGTAAGCTCATTTAATCACCACCTCTATAGGCTTATTATACTGTGGTTTGAAAATTTTTCCGATAAATTTTTATGGCAAAGCAGTTATGGCGTCATAAGATTTTTGCAGTTCTTCCATGTTTTTTTTGGTTTCTTCGACTTTGGCTTGATTGCCAACCGCTTCATAAGCTGCCATGCTCATTTCAAAATCGAAATAAAGAGCGGCGATTTTCTGTAACCGCTGCTCTTTGAGTTGTTTTTTTATCTTATCGTCAATGAGAATGCTCATAAACATTTATCCTCCTTTTACGCTGTTCGCGCTCCATCAATAAAGGTGATTGCCATGTCTGTTGCCCCGCCAGGAGCCGACGCTACATAGACGGTTCCCCCAATTCCTGTCCTGTCTGACTTTTGGTTGATCCAATCTTGTAAGGTTTTACCGTTGGTCAAATCGTATAACCGCGTGAAATCCGTCAATTGAACAGTTTCTCCGACGCCTGGCGTCAACAATATCGGTCCGTTCGCGTTCAGTTCAATTCGATCTTCGGACACAATCCGGAAGGTATCGCTCAATCCGGTATGCACGGTTTGAAACGTTGTCTTAATGTATTGGGTTTGGAATACCAAAGACGTTCCTGCCAAAATATCCGGCTTCATTTCGATATAATCTGCTGCAGAGGTATATGCGGTTAAAATGTTATCTGTAGCCGAAAGTTCGATACGCGGGTACGTTTCTGGGCCTGCGGTACGTATGATCCCGCCTTCTATAATGCCATTCCCGCTTAACATGGTAGCTTCAATGGTCCAACCGCCGATCGTACCACTTGTTGCCGTGATCTTACCGGTCAAATCCGCATCAGAAGCGAACAGGTGACCGGATTCATATACACGAAAAGCCGCAGAAGCGGCTACTGCATCCCCGGCCCAGAATCGAATGTCGTCGTCATCTGTAATTGCAGAAGATAAGCCCACGACATCATTCTTGGATGTAAGCTTATCCTTGCCGATAAACCACCCACCAAACTCTTTCGCATTCGCGGTATCCAGATTGCCGGATAGCAGAAACTCCATCGATTTCTGCAATTCAGCTACGTAATCAATTAAATCTTGTATCGTAGCGCCTTCTCCGGGGAGATTACCCAAAAAATTAGGTATCGGCATAAAGTCACCCCCTTAGTACATCGGAAGTTCCCGAAGTTGATAGTCTAACTCGGTGACTTTCATTGGCCCTGTTCCAGTCAGTCGCACGCGCACCCAATTGGCGTTAGCTACCGTATCGACCGGGATAATCACGCGGCCGCTTTGCAAGTCATTCGCGGCTATCGCCTTGACTAACACCCAATCGCTATCCCCTTCGGCGCTTGGCGATAAATAAACATTCATCGTACTGCCGGCCGGCACATCGCATACGTACCACATGCGATACCATTGGAGCTTTTGCGCGAGACTCCCACCGCCGAACGGCGCCGATACCCAATCATATGTGATGGCCGTTCCGTTATCCGTGGTGCCCCCGATTTGCCGCACGTATCCGGCAGTATCACCAAAGTACCAATTCCCGGACATTTGAGCGAAGTGTAACGGCGAGAGTGACTTCCAGACGGTCCATAGTTGAAAGTCATTGTTGTATTCCAAGATCGTATCCGGATCCGTCGCCGTATCGTAAGGAATCCCCACATAGAGGTTTTTTCCATCGGTTCCGGCGCAGGCTTTTTCTTTGACGTTCTTGTTGAGTCCGTCAATGTAGGCTTTCACCGGCAGCGAAAAGTCTTTTGTCGGCCGCGAACCGCCATAGCGATAAATGCCGTTCGTGTCCATCCAATGCGGGATGCCCTGGATGACCGTCACACATTGATTGGAAAGCAGGCCAATGTCGGAAGCAACAGTCGTCATTTGATAATTCAGCGGCCCCGTTCCCCACAATTCGTGAATGCTCGACGGTTTGAATACCATCAAATGCCGGCTTCCCGCCTTCATGCCGTTGATTGTTTCGCCGTTGTTGGTTTCCACCACAATAGTCCCTGCGTCGTCCACCGTGGTCCAATCATCTGCCTTGCGCAAGGCCGAGAAATGAACCGTGTTGCCTTCTGCGGCATAGACGCGGTTGTCGTGCTGGTCGATATAATTGCCGTTGCTTGGTGCATCGGTAAGGCTGCTTACGCTTGTTCCGTCCCAACGTTTGATGGGATCAACGCCGTTTGCCGCGAGAAGGTTAATTCCAGCCAGGTTGCCCTGGAAGTTACAGAAAGACCACGGCGCCGACGTGTTGAGTCCAGTAGCGATATCGCTCCATGCACCGCTTGTGTAGCGGCTCCACGTTCCGTTAGCGATGGCGTGAAGCTCATTATCCTTCCAGACGCCTAAGCCCAGGATTCGGCCGCTGCGGACCGTTCCTACAGCGGTATTCCCTGGCCGCGTTGACATGCCGGGAAACTCGCTGCCAGTGACGTTTTGGGCGCGGGTGCCGTAGGTTTTCTCAATAGAGAAAGCATCCAGCGTATTCTCGCCTTTAAACTGCCGAATGGATTGCGGCGAAAGGACGCCCATCGGCGCCCAATTTCGCTCCGGGACATTGATCTTCATGGTCTATGCCCCCTTTTGATAGTTTTGCTGGGCAATCAGCAAATTGCCGCGGTAGTCGTTGCCGTAGTTGTTGCCCTTCACGACATCATCCATCGCTTTTGCCATCCGCTCGCACAGTCCGAGAACGTATATCCAGTGGTATTCGCTCGGCGCGTCCGGTGAAGCGGATAAGGCGTTGCTGGAAAACGACGTGGTAGCGATCTTGAAATATTTCACGATTCCCGACAGACCTAGCACCGTTGGCGTTGGATTCAGCGTGATTTTGCTTGTATCATCATCGAAAGTATAAAAGTTGTGTCCTGGCGGCACGTCATCATATAGAAATGAAAGGAATAATTGCTTGCCGACATGCACTTTGTCGATGTTCTTGGCACGTATGCCGGTATCTAGCGTATAGTTTGCTGTTCCATCAGTCGTAGTGAACGTAGCTGTTTTCGGTATTTTGACGATATCGAAAAATTCCTGATTGATTTCGTTTAGCCAGTCCACTTTTTGCGCAGAGGTAAAGGAATTGGGTACGCGCAAGTCGGCGTCTGCGATGATGGTTGTTAGGTCCAAAGAGGATCACCACCTTTTTGATTTATTGCGCATTATCGTCCTGAAGTCTAGTAATGTCCTGAAGTCTAGTAATCCTAACGACGTGCCGGTCCTTCCCCGGCTGCGCTGCCACCCACAACGATCCGATCAGCGCGGGTCCATCACCCCAGCGATGGCCGCCATACCCTAACCCTGCGTGTCATATCGCCACGCCGACGTCGAAAGTCTGGTTACCGCCAAAACGTGTAAATCAAATAAATGACCAATATCCAAAAGGGAAGTGCAAGAAGAAGTCCCCATACACATCCCTTAAACATCATGCGTCAATGGCTCCGGTAAACTCCGGCAACGTCTTAACCCAATCATAAGACTGTTGAAGAAAATTACGGGTTGATTCAAGATCAACAACCGTCATGAATGACCATTGTTTGAAAGGTGCATAGGCATTAACCGACGATTGATCTTTATAGGCGCGCAGCACAAAACTAAACTGGCCTTTGTTTCCGTTATAATCCTCTATCCGGATGTAGGCATTCGGAGCATTAAGCTCTATACCGGAAGGTTGTACCATAGTGAGACCTTTAATAATAGCCATCTGTAAGCCTCCTTTAATTTTTTACATTCCATACCATACCCATCCGGGTGCTGCGCTGTATTCAAGGGTAATGGTTTCTTTGGGATATAGTATAATTGTGCCTGATGTCAGACCAGTGTTAACCCCGTTTTTAGCAATATTTGTGACTGTTCCTCCAGAGACTGCCACCATCACCGGAAATGGGTTATTGTTGGCTTGTGCCGTCCCGCTGGCTGGAATACCGGGGCTAAATAAAATATACCCCGTTGGGTTATAGCCTATGTTATTCATAATAAGGCAGGTAGTAGGTGTATTGAACCCGTCCGCGAATCCGACTGAAAATGTACCTGCTTGGGATACATCATTTAGTTGCACATCTAAAGTACTTAGTCCCGGTACTCCTGCGCCAAAGGAGACAGACACAAACGATTTACACGAGCTCGCCCCTTCTAATCTATTCCCGCGGATTTTCACGTGATAGATGGTCCCTTTTTCGGCATTAAGCGATATCGCTGGAGGTTTTGTTGTAGGAACATCAGTATAGAGGATGATGTTATCCAAAATATTAACCTTGCTGATACCCATACCCAGCGTCATAAAGTCGGTATTAACTGCAATCGCTACCCAAGGATTCGAAAAGCTTGAGCCAGTTGCTTTTCCGTTCACCTGGATTCGATTGTTACGGATAATAAGAGTGTCGATGTTTCCGGATGGTTCAACATTGATCGGCTGCGCTTGATAATCATAAGCCCCGTCATCTTCAATGAAGTCGTTGCTTTCAATGAGAATCAAACCACAATCTGCCGTACTGTTGGTGGTTTTAATATTCAGCATGTTGTCATCCACGGTATTTCCAGATAAGACGCTGGTCGTTCGGAAGACGTTGTGATGGATAAAGATGTTTTTGGCTGAGGAAACGAAAACTTTAGAGTTATAAAATACATTTCCTGCGATATGGACGTTCTCTAGTTGGCTTGTTGTGAATGGTTCCATATCGATGGCCGTATCACAAAACATTCCTGCTTCGTTCTGGTCAAAGAATTTATTATTTAATATCCAAATGTTCCCCTGCAGACCCGCCTCATAATTCAATGCGATAACCGCATTAACACCGCCTGCATTATTCGGCACATAGTTGAAGTCGCAATTTTCCACCCAAAAATCTTTCGTAACGTTACCGATCATCCCATTCATGGCCGTAAATCCAGCAGATGAACGCCATTTGCAATTAAGGAATCGTACGTGACTATCAGGGAACATGCAAAATTGATTCGCGAAGTCTTGAATTGTGCAATCCTCAAACGTTAAATAACTCGATGTTTTGGTAAATGCAGAATCGCCAGTTACAAGCGTAGGGCAGGTAAATGTAATATTTGAGAATTTACAGTTCGTAAACGCAGTTGATGGAGTATCTAAGCTTTGAACGCCCGTAATCTTGATTGTAGTTCCTTTTGTTCCGATGAAGACAATATTTTGCACTGTAGCCGGGAGACTTCGAAAGTTGACAAGATACGGATTGGCAGAAGCCGGTATAAAAATAATTCCCCCATTTGGCAATGCGTTGATGGCTGTGGTAAAAGCTGCTGTATCATCTGTGGCGCCGTCCCCTTTTGCTCCATATCCTGCCTCTACATCGAGTGCCTTCATAGTTTCCGCCTGAAGCGCAGCAATGGAAGCAGCATTTCCCTTCACCGTTTCCGTTGTTCGGCCACTTCCTGCAAGGTCCGTTACCTCAGGATAAGTGAATCCTGGCTTCAACCGAAACTCGTTCACATTCCCGCGCTTATCGGTAATGACGTTGACGTTTCCATCAGCATCGGTTGTTACTTCCGCTACGGCAATATAATCCGTCCCCGCCACCCCGGAAGCATGAGATGTCGCCCAGGAATATTCGCCGTCTTTGGTGAAATCAAGATAATACGTCGCATTCGGTGAAGTAGTCGAAAAATTAGTTTCCGCATAAGTGGTGACGACTTGATTGATATTTGCATAAATTTTTGTTACGTCAATTTGACCATTGTTTGTGGCATTTTTCGTTACTACGCCACCTTCAACAATGTAATTTTCAAGAAAATATCCTACACTGTCTACTTGTATTTTTTGATTTTTTGCGATTAATGCTTCGACGACTTTTTGATTAATTGAAGCGATTGTCGGCATATGGTTTCCCCCTCCTTTACGACCAACTTCTTACGATACGCACCGTATCCATCTTTTTGCGAAGCACAAGGTCCGCTTTCTCCGCAAGTCGGCTGTATTCCGTATCCATCGCTTGCGCTTTGGCCATATCCGGTTTCGGCAGCGCGTAGGACACTCGTTTAGCTGCCCCATAAACCAACAATTCATGAAAATCTTCTGGAAATGTCGGCTCCTCTTCCAGATTGTCTTCACTCAATTCCGTTGGCCGAGGCTTATAGTACACATACCCAACCAATCCAGCATCCCGTAGCGGATTAATAAGAAGTTGCCCGCTTGAAATGGTCCAAAACTCCGCATCATCCGAATATAGTCCTTCTTCGGCTATAGGAATGAAATCCTGATCATCTTCATTGATAACAACTCGCACTATCCGGTCCTCAGGGCAATCGTCAGGAAGCGGATAAAGTTGATCTTCTTCGGTGGTTATGAAGCGGTAAATAGATTCGGTTGCCGGATAATCCCGGAATAATTGACGCTGAACCTGATTAATGAACTTGATCTTTATGTCATTCGGAAGGGCATTCGGCACAAAAATATCAATTTGATCGAGAATTTCTTGGAGAAGCATGATTGCTACCTCCTTTACAAATTAACCGGCAATACGCGCACGTTGTGCGTTCCGTCCGTCGCGGCCAAAATCACACCGACATAACGCGATACCCCGCGATAGATGGAAACATAGCTTGTGGTGCTGTCTGCGTCTTTCACATTGGCGCCAAATTGTCCATCTCCTGCGGGAGCTGGATGAGCAACGCCGGACGAACCGGACGTATGCCGATTTTCCAAGGTGACATGACCGCCCGTTGCCGGCGATCCGCTGATTTCATGCCAGATAATCAAACTGTTAAATCCGTAGCAATCCACTTCCACGGTCGAGCCGCTTGCGGCCGCGCTATGGGTTTGCGTGACTTGCCCTTGTTCTTCTTGAATCATTCTTCCATCACTCCCTTTTATACTTCGGTCCAGGCGTCTTGAGCGAACATGGATCGCGTTTCCTTCGCCACATCTTCCACCCAATTGTGCCATTCCCGCTGTTTGCGCTTCTCCATTGTTTCCTCATGCCGTTCCAATTGACGAAAAATCTCTTTGCCATGCATCCGCAAATCATTTTGCCATATCCAACGCACCGTTCGTGCATCGAGCGCTTTATACGGCAAATCGGCGCAATAGCTTTCCAGTTGGTCCAGGTTATGAACCTCAAAACGTTCCTTCACGCAGTTGTAGCAGAGGAACAGCCGTGGATTGTACTCGTATACCCTTTCGGGAATGCTGTGCGATGACGTGAATACCGGAATCAACCGCGGCTTATGGCGAATTTTATAGCGGACTTCTGCCTTGAATGTTTCGTTCATGATGTTCTTCCCTCCATTGTCATCGCAGGAAGGGCGATGGCCCCTCCTGCCGCATGATTTTACAGACCGATTGCCAAAACGCGCACCGTGACCGCCGAAAGGTCCGTGGTATCAGTGACTTCGCTGCCAGCCGTAAACATTTTCAGTTTTTTGTTGGCGTGGTCATATTCCGCGTCATAGCCTGCCGAGAAGGACGGCATAACAAAATCGATCGAATTAAGACCAAACTGCGAAGCGGAAATGGCTTCGCCGCCGGTCGGATAGGACGAATCCAGCGCGATGTCCGCAATAACGGCATTCACATTCAAAAATTTGGTTTTTTTCTTGATGGTTACGATTGCTGACAAGTGAATCAACTCCCCAAAATGAATTTGAAAAAAGGGAAGGAAGTCGTCAGACCCCTTCCCCCTTTACTGATAATGTAAGGATTAATGCTCGGTGATACCGTACAGTTTAACGTTGCCTTTCGGCTTGCTGCAGCCCAGGTCGCAGTATTTCGCGAGCGTGGCTTCCCATACCGGCTTGCCGGCGACACGGGACAGCACAGCGCCGTCTTCGTTCAGCCAATCCCAATCCATCATTTCGTATTGGCGCCAGGTGGAAAGGTCCAGACCAAACAGCGTGCCGCTCGGCGCATATTTGTCCGTGGTGAAAGGTTTGCCGTTGTAGGAAAGCACTTTAAAGCCGCCTTCCAAATCCATCACGTTGACAATTTGCTTCGTGGCAACAAGCAAGTTCTGATAGGCTCGACGCACGCCATAGCTGGAAGCGTAAAAACCGATCTTTCCTCCGGCTTTGCGGTCGGCTTCGTCTTCGCCTTTTTGCAGCTCGACTTCGCTGATTTCGCCATTGACATTGACCAACGTCGGATTCAACCATTTGTTGGTGGACCGATCAATGCCATACAGCGTGCTGTCGGCGGTGAATACGCCGGCCAGACCGGTCAACTCCAATCCATAGTTGCCGCTGATCGTGATAATATCCGTGTTCAGCGTGGTTACGGCAGCACCGTCAATGGTGATTTGCTTATTGTCTTCATCCACAACGGTGATTTGACGGCCTGCTGTTTTCACCGTACCATCCGAAGCGCAAATGTCGATCAACATGCCCTCGGCAAAGAATTGAACGGTATCCAACGTGAGGGTGTTCACGCTAGATTGTGCGGTACACGTCGCCATTTTGCCGTTTCCGTCGCCAAACACCTGGCGAGAGAGGTTGTCCTTGGCGTCGGTCATCGCGTCTTCCAGGTCCGCTTCCAGCAAGGAAACAAATGCGCCCTGCGAAGAACGGGAAGCCCTCATGGTTTTGTCGGAAATTTGGATCCGGGCGAAGATATTTTTCGTTTCCCACTTCGCCTGTTTGGTTTTGCGGCTGTTCGGCGTCGGCAGGTCGCCGTCGTCGGCACGGTTACCAATGCCGCCTTGACGGCCATACCGTAGCGCCATGACGATCTGAGAACCGCTGACGCTTTGGCTGTCGCGCTCAAGCACGGAAAGCAGCGGCGTTGAGTTATTTAATTGATATTGCAGGCCCGAAAGGTAAAACAGTTTTAACGCTTCGGACGCTGCAGACATGTTCAGTACAGTCATTTTGGATCAACTCCTGAATGTGGGATTAGAGTCCCAAGAACTTTCGGAAGGCTTTACTGCCCTCACCAATCGTCTTGGGCTTTTGTTCCGGCATGGCTGGCGGCTGACCGCCTGGGTGTCCTGCCATCACGACCGGCGTTTGTTGATTCGTTTGCTGCCGTTGGTTGACATAGTTGCTAATCATTTGCTGCTGAATGTTCGGGTTGTTCAAAACGTATTGCTGGACAAAGTTCGGATCTTGAATCAATTGCTCCGGTGTCGGCGCGGGCTGCGCAGTTTGGGCGCTGCGTCCCTTGGCGACGTAGTACAACGTTTCAAGCCCCTGCTCGGCCAGTTGCGGCATCTCATTAATGAGCTGCTGTATCGCTGGCACCATATCGTTGAAGTCGCTGAATTTGCCGGAAACTTGCTGAATCTGCTCCTGCAATTGGCGTTCCTTGGTAATCGGCTCGACCATTTGCTTGATCGGATTGATTGCCGGCTCGACGCTTTTGCTCACCAACTCCTGAATGGCGCCCAACGGGTCATCATAGAAGCGGTTCATGAAATCTTCCTTGACCTTTTCCGGGTCCACTGGTACCTGCGGTTGCTGCGGTTGTGCCTGCGGCTGCTGTTGGAATTGCTGGACCATTTGCTGTAAGGCTTGAACCTGACCGCGATACTCTGCAAGTTCTTGACTCGTTTTCGTATACGTGCCTTGCAGTTTGGTGTAATCCTGGTGAATGTCCTTCAACACCGGATCCACGACCGGCACTTTGCGGCCGGCAAAGTCCAGAAATTCCTGTTGCTGCTGCGGCGTCACAACCGGAGCGGCTTGCGGTTCACCCATCGGATGACTTTGCAATAACGGGTTTTGAATGGGCGCCTGATTCGCTTGGCCTTGGTTCGGCATTCCCCAATTCGGCGTTCCCTGGAAAACAGGTTCGCTTGGTGCGGGTGCAGCCGGTTGGCTTTGCGAATTGCCCCCATCTCCACCACCTTCGGCAGCGGGTTCACCGGCAAAAGTTTGTAAATCCAATGCAAGCAAAAACGGTTTACGACGACGTACCATAATTCGATTCCTCCTGGGGACTGTACGTTTTCTCTCCGAAGGGAAGCTGTACCGGGAAGCCCTGACTTGCGTTCGCAGCCGAATGGTCGAGTTAATCGCACAAATCGTTCTATTTGTTGAACGATTTTCGCATAAAGGAACGTCAAGCTGTACTTGTTTGGCCCTGGCAACCCGTAATTGTGGAGATTTACGCCCTGGTCACTTGGTTTTTTATATCGTAATGCGCTATGCGCTTTACTTCGCGGGTTGAGCATTTGGATTCTGCTGCTTTTGCTGCTGTAAGGAAGCCATCTTTTGCTGTTGTGCTTGCTGTTGCTGCGCCTGCTGCTGCTTCAAATCCGCTTCATTCAGCTTAATTCCGGCTTGTGCGGCCATTTGCACTTGGCCCTGTGGCGGTAAATCTTTAAAGCTGATGGATTCAGCGGGACCACTTTGCTGTCCGCCGCCTGCTGCAGATTGCTGATGCTGCATCGATTGAAGATGAAGTTGAATATGCTGCGCGATATGCGCCATCATCAATTGATTGACGACCGGACCCATCGGCGTTTTCATCAATTCTTCATATTCCGCTTGCATCCGCATCCGGTTATGCTGCAGAATGTGCAGCATGTGATCGTCGAAGTCCATGACTGGAATCGGTTGACCTGTCATCATATCGCGATTCTCACGGCGAGCGCGGGATTTCTGTAGGAAGTTATCATCCTCGGCGCCGGTTTCCCAATGACCAAACTCCAGCAATTGGAACACCTTTTGCCGACCTTCTTCGTCCATGTTGGAGAGTTCCGGACGATTAAACAGTCCTGCATTAAGCAAATCAAAGACCATTTGACGGCGTTCGCTCGGCGTTTCCGCGAGTGCTGCCGCATTTTCAATGAACACATCATCGCTCCGCAAATCGGACATTTCCCATTCACGGACATCAACTTCCCGATTCGGACCAATCCAGCGCAGCATACGCGGCTCCTGCACGAATTGACGATATAAGCGAATCCACATCTTCCCTAGCGATACCGACGAATTGGCCACGCGGCGAACGCTTGTGGAGATGCGGGTGTCATCCTGCTCACTAGCAATCCCCAACGCACGCCCCGACTTCACACCACTTGGCGCTTCACTGAATCGGGATAGTTCAGAAACACCGGATATAGCCGTAAACTCGGCCAACAAGGTTTGTTCCTCATTTTCAAAGGACGCTGGCAGACTCGGCCAGGATACCGGCTCAGGACGGGCGCCGTTCATGCCTGGGCGATACCAAATGATATTGCCAGGTGCATTGTTCAGTTCGTCTCCATCATCTAGCGAACCGATCGGCGCATACCATTGGCCGACAGCAACCATATTCAGGTATTCCTGCTTGCGGTTGCGCAGCGCATTGTATCGGCGCTGAACCGGGATGCAGCGTTCCAACACGGTTTTGCCCCAAAAGCAGCCGGGACGGTCGAGTGAAACCGTGCGAACAAAAGGAAATTCCACTTCGCCGTCCGTTCCGATTTGATACGGCATCGGTCCGGCATACAAACATTTGTTTCCAGCCACCACGATAAAGCGCCCTTGCGGGTATTTGCGGCAGGGCTTCTCATAATACTCTTTGACCACCGCATGATCGGGCAGGCGTGTAATGGACGTTTTAAAGCTGCCATATCCATAACCCATGCCGCCTAATCCGCTTGTGGTGCGCTGCAGGCTCATCACGTCCACTTCTTCCGGATCTACCTGAACGCCCCATATATCTTCAATCTCGGTCAAGTGATAAGCCCTTGCATGAATCACGCTGCGGCAGGCTTTCAAGCCACTTCGCCAAGGTGAGTCAGGGAAAAATTCATAAGAAGGTACGACAATCGTATCCAAGTCGCCTTCGCGAATCTCAATCATCTGCTGGCCCGCACCCAACGCTTGATCCGCTTGCGGATCACTTGGTGCTTCATTTTCCAACTTCACGGATTCGTCCGGCGGCGTCATGGAAGGCTGCAAGCCGCGATAAATCAACCGCCCCTTGCGCGTGTTCCACGTAGTTTTCCAGAGGACCGTGCCGGTCAGTTCCAGCCACGACACGTAATCTTCGTAGGCGTCGTCCATGTCTTGATCGTTCCAGGCGCTTCCAAGCAGCATGGATTCCACTTTCGCCGCGGAAATATCCACGTCATCGCTTGATGCCGGCCGCGTCTTTAGAATGGGTTTCTGCCGGCTTTGCTTGGCGATCCGGGTTTCCACGATCGATGCAATTTGGTTAAACACTTCCCGCTCTTGATACCAGGTTAACTTCGGGATTTCTTCAATGGTCATCGTCACCGGATTGATGTCCAGGTATTGATTGCCGTTAAGAAATTCCGCATTCAGACGCCACTGAATCTCAAAAGGACGACGATCGGATTGACGGCGGGTATATTCGTCGTTAACGAACTTCGCCAGTTCCTCGTTATACATCGGACCGAAGTCCTGCGTTAGTCCTTGCGACATCATGAGTCCTTGTTGAATGGGTTGCTGCGACTCAGGCAAAAACCGTTTGAACAGATTGCGAAGCGCTGACGGCAAGATTTCACCCCCTTTGGAACGCAAAAAAGGGACCAACCACCGATAACGGTGTGTTGGCCCCCTACATGTGCGGCTCTCACGTACATATGATTTTAAATCTATTATATAGCATTTTTTGTATTTTGCACGCTATTTTCACGTCGGGATAACTCAATTTTGCATTTTCCATCGATGATGCGAACCGTATTGATTAATTTGCACTTACATTTGACTTCGATCGTTCCTTCGCCAACCAGGTCCAGTTTGGCAATCATCCGGCCGCAGATACACTTCGGTATGGCTCTCATTCGTCGTCATCACCTGTTCGGAATGGTTGATGTTTTGCCGCATTTTCCATTGATTCACGCAGAAAGTTCTTCGTATGCGGGGGAGGTTTGGCGTTATTGGCCGTGTACTCGCTCAGGCTTTGCGCTTTGATGATCTTCACAAATTCCATTTGCGCCTTTTCCTGTTGCGCAGCTTGCCTTAAGATAAACAGCGCAGCTCCGAACATGCTGACAATCCACAAGACCGTCATCACGATAAACAGGATTTCATAGTCCATCGGCATCACGCTCCATGTTTATTTCGTCTATGCGAATCGAGTCCCGACGCGGATTTTGCTTCAAAGCCACAGTCGAGACAGCGGAAGATTTCCGGTTCTTGGTCGTCGCCTTCATCTTCTGCAGGCTGCGATTGATCGGGTTGGTCCGATTCATCCGGCAATTCCTGCTGCAATTTCTCGATGATGGCTTGATACTTTTGTTCCAGCGCCGTTTCCGTCGCTTTCACCAGTTCATCAAGCTTCGCGTCATACTCTGCCGTGATTTCCTTCCGCAGTTTCGCTTCCAGATCAATCGCTTCGGGAATCAGTTCCTTCGGCACGTTGGCGAGCAAATGCTTGATACATTCTTCACAGAAGATAGGCTTCGGTACGGCAAGTCCTACAAAGCCAATGAAATACTTTTTGTAGCCCTTGGCATTCCGGCAAATGTGATTGTCGCAAGGCCGGTCCCCAAACGGACAGGGATGGATGGTTAAGGTGGATTGAGACATCTAATCACTCCTTCATTGGATTTACACGACACGATATCGATTCTGCTGCCCTTGTTGCGCGATTCGCTTCTTGTGCTTCTGGATCCGCGTTTCTTCTTCCTTCGGCTTGCGCGGCGTTATCGGGTATGATTGGCAGGCATAACGGGTTTCGTCATAAGCATGGTCTTCCAACGTCGTATCCACATCTTCCGGATTGTTGTCGTCCAGGACCATGTTCGGCAGCGTACGGATGGTGTGCCGGCAAGTGTTAAAGAATACGAGCATCGGCGGTTCGCCGGTCCAATTGCCATCAGCATCTTTCTCCCACTTTAGCCGGTGATGGACTTCCACCTTGCCGTATATGCGCGACCGCGGCCCTTTTCCGACCGGTTGCCAGTGAACCGCATTGGAGCCAAATGCCGTATTAAACTGTTCTGCAACGGATGGGGAATTATCTTGCCTGCCGCCGAATATCGCGTCGTC